AGCTTTACTGGCACATCTACTTCGATCGACAAATTGCTGAGAACGCCAGACAAGGATTGTTTGAGAGAATCGATCGCGTACAGGAAAAGATAGCCAACGGTAAGGCGCTCGATGAAAATGAACAAACCCTATTAGAAGAAGTCTTTGAAAAACATGAGCAGGACGACGCCGTCAGCTACACCGTCGACAATAAAAAAGTGGACCAAAAGCTCCGCTACAAAGGTTATAGGGTGCTCGTGAGCGATGAAATATCTGATGCCAGAAAAGCCTGGTGCGCTTACCAGGAACGATGGATCGTTGAAGATACGTTTAAAACGCTCAAATCTCGCTTGGGCTGCTCTCGAAATCGAGTCTCTGATAACGAGTCATTAACCGGCAAAACATTTGTGCAGTTCTTGGCGACCTCTATTGCAATGATCGTTAGAACGAGATTGAGAAAATACAGTGAAGAGTGCAAAAAGAACAGCGCACTGCCGATGGTTTACGACGGAGACTGCAGAGTTCTGGACTCTTTGAACAATGTGATGCAGACAAGATTCTGCGGAGGTTATTACTTCGGAGAGATCGCCGGTAAAAGAAGAAAGTTATTTGAAGCTCTCGGGGTTCCTGTTCCTGACGCTGAGCCCGAAAAGGAACAGGATTACGAAGACGAAGAAGAAACAGATTTCTAGAGAGGTCGCCCTTAGTTCAGAGGTCGACCTCTGCTAGATACTCTAAATCCTGCAATATTTCAGGCAAATAGAATTGAAAGTGAGAATTTAAACTAACCACGCAACCCGCTAATGAAATGAAGGCTCGGATAGTTCTAGGGATTTTTGGGACAAAGAAAAACCCCGCAAATCTACGAGGTCTTAAGAATTAGGTCTGGTGCCCGGGACTAGCACCACATTATCAATAATATTCAATCAGATAACTTTAACGGTTCCGTTAGATTTCCGTTATATGGATGTAAAACGGAAATTTTTGAAGGTTTTAACGGAAATTTTTGGTTGTTGCGTAAAAGCCGAAAGATCAAATTTATTTGCGACAACAGCACTTCTTCTCGTCAAAATATTTGCGCTCGGCTACTTCTCCCTGTTTACCGATATTAAATGAATCGACTGGGCGGTGGTAGCCCATGACACGGGTCCACACTTCGCACTTAGTTCTCTCGCTGTTGGGGATACCGAGTTTCTCAAGTTCAGTCATTTTCCTTTCTCCTTACCTGAGTTGGATGGCACATCTTTCAATGATTCTTCTATCGCTGACTGCGCGCTCTGCACATTCTGCAAGAGTTTTTGAAGAGAGCTCAAGTGCGCGTCTAAATCGACTACAGATTCCAAGCTCGGTTTGTAGGCGTCGCTGTATCGCGGCGTCTCGCTCGCGCACCCGCAAAGCAGAATCATTGAGAGTAGTAATACTTTTTTCAAGGTTGGCAATTTCTTTATCTTTCCTTTGAAGGGTTTCAATCTGGTGAGCAAGTATTCGCTCCCGCTCCTGCGTCCACCTGAGCTCGGTTTCCTGCTGGCCGAAGTGATACCCGAGAACGGAGGAAAACATCACGGCGGCAACAATCAAAATTACTCGGATCATTTTCTGAAAAAGAGTTCTAGTTCTGCATAACGTCTGCGGCGCAAACCATTCTCATAAGCGGTCCCTGGATTGCAGTATTTAGGCCACCACTCCCTAATTCCGTCCTCGTCCTCAGCGTTGACCATCCTGAATAATGTGTATCGTCTGCATTTCGTAATGCCGAAGTTGAAAACAAAAGACATCAGGGCAATGAACTGATTCTCCGTAACAGGTACGTGAACGAGCGCTGCCAGCTCTTCCTGCGTGTGAGCAAGGTCTTTGTCCAGGAGGTCATACGCCTCAGCCCGCGTAATGTGTTCGTCTGGATGTACGTTCTTTGTGTGTCCGAAACCAATCGTCCACACCCCAGCAGGGCATTTATAAGATTCAAGGGCCGGTCCTCCCTTAGGGCCTTGCTCGAATTCAGATATAAAGTTAGTTGCCAGCTCTGGCGGGTAAAGCATGATGTTTTGCTTTCTCATTTAGGCTCCTTCTTGATACCGTGCAACCTCTGTACTTCAGACTTCAAGGTCTCCAGGTCTTGCTGAATTTTCGTAAGCTGTTTTATAGATTCGGTGTTCGAAGTCGCTCGGCGGTTGAGCTCGTTGATCTGGAGGCGCTGGAGAGCTGTTTCGTTCTCAAGGCTGTTGATCCGATCTTGCTGGGACACGATGGTGTACTGATTCAACTGAGAGTTTGTGAGCCATCCTGCCATATAGAAAGCAAAGAACAAAACTAGCTTTATAAGTCCGGCTATAAACGAGCGCATACTAATTGCCATGATTCGCTCCATTGTGTACGGTAAGTTTTAATTTGCCTGTGACGACACCGTAAAGAGTGTTCATGATCTTCAGGCCGAAGTAAGAAGACACTCCGCTACAGGCCCCGATCCACTCCCAACTGAGTTTCGAGGTGCGGAGGATTAGATAGACAATGAACCCGGCAGCACATGAGGTAACAAACTCAATGAACCAGCGCGGAAAATTCCAGTCTCTTTCCGCTCTCACATACGGCATAGCAGAGCCCGATGCCGCGCATATCAATATGAGCGTGAACACTATTAGGTTTACCGTGCTGGCAAACTCGCTGAGGCTGAAATCTGTTTCCATGTTTATCTCTCTTTTTGGACATGTTATGAGCGCTTTTTCTTTCAATGCGCACACCTAACGAAAAGCCCCTCGAGAGGAGGGGCTGAGCGGTTAGATGGAAGCACTTAGCGGATAAAGCCGTAGTTCGACATCCTTAACATGGTTTCCGCCAAGGCTGACATAACTACCCTTTGTAACGGGCATACTAAACTTGCCGCCGCCATTAGCCCACGGAACTAGCGACTGAGCCCCGGGGCCAGCCGCATAGCTGGATTCATTCGTTCCGGTAAATGAGACAACAAGAACGCCGTCGTTAGGCATTACTCCCTGATAGATAGAGCCCCAATCGTCATTAACGTCAGTTCCTGTCATCACTATTGGAGAGGCTCCCCAGGCAGGTTGAGCAAAATGCGCGGCTTCGGTTTTTGTTGTTCGGGTATTCAGTAATAACTGGAGGAGCGACTTCAGCATGACGCACCTCCAAACATCTGATCAATTGTTCCCCTCGACTTTGTATATTCGAAGATAGGCAGTAGAGAACTGATTTGATTGCCCAATTGCGTAGGTAAGTTCTTGACCTTTTTTAGCGTAAGCCCAGATCGAAAGATTCCCATTCGCAGATGGTCCGAGATTGATGAGATTGAACCCTCCAATATCGGCAAACCAAACTCCATAACCTCTGAGGTTGACAACCCCCGTGTACGGCATCGTGAATGGGTGACTTTCTCCATCTGCAATAACAGGTAGTTCAGAAGAGCTTTGAATAGAAATTGTTGACTGATCAGCCACCCACTCCTTCTTGCTAACCAAGAACTTCTCCGCAAAGAGCTGTACAAGTGCTTTAAGCGACATAGCACACCTCCTTGCAGAAGAGCGTTCTTAAGAGTTTGATACCCCCCCGATTGTCTTGTACAGACTAATAACTATATTTTTTAGGTTACGGCCTTGTACCGTGCATTGAATCCCTTTTGCAATAGGAATGAATGTTGCTATTGTTCCGCCTGCGGAATTATTAAAAATATAAGTAGAAACGTAACTAGAGAGAATCAACCGGGAAGGCGGTGCTCCATCAGTAGTTGCTCTTACAATTACGAACCCATCGGCTTGCGCATTGAAAGTTGCAACCGTTGCAACCTCGTCTCCTGCACTATTAACCGTCGGAGTAATGCTAATGCTCTGACTAGAAGGCATAGCCTGATGTCCTACAAGCTCGGATTCCTGTTTGCTGTAGAACTTGCTCAGCAGGAGGCTCAATACGTTTTTCAGCATAATGCGCCTCCTGTCAAAGGATTAAAAGTCTGAACTTGCTTTGTAGAACCAAAGAGAATAATCGGTTGTACTTCCGCCACGGCACAAGAACTTAATCTGTGTCCCTTTTTTAACGTAACAACAGATTCCAGCTCCCGCAGTGTTTCCGTTAAGTACGGAAGCAAGTGCCATCTGCCCGTTCTCGACTTGGATTTCAAGAGCTGAGACTGTAGTTGAATTGCACCGAGAAGTCGCCCAGCCGTTGCACGGTGCGGTGTAGGTAAAGAAATCCGTGGTGCTTGTGCAAGGAATATTAATGCCCTGATGGATAATAGGAGCTGATTGTTCTGAAACCCAAGATTTTTTGCTTTGCAAAAACTTCTCGGCAAATAATTGAACGAGGGCCTTAAGCATGACAGAGCCCTCCGAACAAAGTGGTTATGCCCCCCCCCGATTGACTTTATCAGGCCAACAGTTATCTCAGCTGTATTTTCAGCAAACACTTTAAATGTTTTTCCTTTTGCGATTGGCAGATTGAGAATCGGGTATTGATTCAAAGTTGCTTTAGCAAAAGTGCTTCTCTCCATATGTGGAGGATTATCCCCAGCGGTTATTTGTACATAGGATTCTCCTGTCGCCTTTCCTCGAACAATCACATAGCCATCGCTTGGAGCAATGGTGGAGTCAACCACCTTCGTCCAGCTTGACACTGAAGTTGCCGAGGGAGAAAACTGAGTGACGGTTCCGTCATCAGGGTAGCTTGAGTGACTGGCCTCACTCGGTGTCGTTCGGCTATCGAGTAGCCGCTGAATAAGTTGTTTTAGCATTTAAGCTCCTTTTGTCGGGGCTTAAATGCCCCGTCTTAGTTTGGTAAAACTTTTCTAATAATCAGTTGATTCCCGTTGCCTCGTGCACCTGCTGTCACGACCTGTCCTTTGGCCACACGAATTGTTGTCGCTATGTTGTAGGCATGGCTTCTAACTAACTGCCTGAAATCACGATTTTTTAAATTTAGATAAACATAGTGATCGTCAACACCTGGAACCGGCTCTAGGGAAAAAACTGTAACTAAGCAATCGTATGGCGCAACATAATCAAACACTGAAAAACCGTCTTCAAGCGTAACCTTGACAGCTTTAGAGGCTATGTCCTCAACGCCTAAAGCGCTTGAGCTTGTTCCATAGATTAGCTTACTACCCCCCCCCACTTACAGCCCGTTTAGGCACGAGCTGATTTACAAGCAACTGAATCAACTGTTTAAGCATTGAAACCTCCTTGTCTCATAGACTGTCTTGCATTGACTTTCTGCTGTAGCTCGTAAGCCAAAGCCGCGGGAAACTCAGGCCACTGGACGAACGGGAAACCTTCTAAATCCGTCATGTCTCGAAGCGCCTGTCGATAGCTCTCGAGCTCCGTCCGATCTTCATTCGTCAACGGAGCTCGCTTTGCTTTAGCTTGGCTTTGAATTGTTATATCCGGCAATCGGATATAGTCATCAGTGTCGGAAATTCGAGCGTTTCTCTCTGCTCTAATCGTGTCTGAATACCGACGTTTTACAAACATGTCATCGGTTTCGGGAAGGTCTGCTGCTTTATAAAATTGACCGTCGGAACTCTTAAACAAACCCTTTTCACTCGGTTCCATCCAGTAGTAATTAATAAACTTTCCTTCTTGATTTTTGAATCGCTCAGACAATTTGTAATGTTGAGCCGCATACGCTTCATCTTGAGCTTTAACAAACGCGTGGTGTTGTTTTATGGTCGATCGTGCTACTACTCTGCCGTTTGCGTCTCGAATGCTCCAAGGCTCAATAGGATGCGCTAGCGCCTGTTTTAAATACTCTTGTTTGACTTCGTCTAATGTTTTCATTTAACTCGCCTCTTCTGAGTTTTCAGCGTTTTTGATGTCATCGATTTCCTGCTGCGTTCCGCCGTTTTCTAAAATCAATTCTTCAAGAATCGGACATAGATAATCGTCAGTTCGTTGGTCAAAGTTATCGTCAGCCCAAGCGTTAACGCCGGTGGTAAAGCCGATGTTGTTTCGTGCGGTCTGTTGCTCGGTGTCCGTTAACTGCTGAGCTGCTGAATACGATACGTTTGGCGTTAAATCAACGTAGGTACTGCTCAAAACTGCTGTGGTCCCGTCCTCGGCCATACTGGCAATCGTAAACATTCGACCATCGATACCGACAACCGTATCCCCTACTTTGATATTGCCCTGAGGTTTTAAATCGGCCGTCGTAATCGTCTGAGAAATGGATAATTCCTGATCGATCACTCGAACGCAGTACGCACTATTTGCCGCCTCTGTCGCTTTAGCTTCTGCGTTCTCCGCAGCCGTTTGCGCTGTCGTAGCAGAGGTTAATGCAGATTCGGCGTTACCCTGAGCTGTCTCGGCTGCTTGTTGAGCTGTTTCAGCGGTTTGTACCGCCTGAGCCGCGTTATTGGCCGCGGCTTGTGCATTAGCAGCTGATTCTTGAGCGGAGGCCTTCGCGTCGTTCGCCGTCGATTGTGCCGAATTGGCAGTATTAACCGCCACGGTAGAGGCATCTACTGCAGATTTAGACGCGGCGACGGCGTTTTGAATGTCAGCATCCCAATCGTTTACAACCTGTTTGAGCGTCTCAACTTTTTCTTTGGCGGCGTTCGCCACGGCTAAGGCATTAGAAGAGGTCGAGTTAGCGGTCTGAGCTGTTTCCCTCGCCTCTTTTGCAATGTTTAACGCCTCTTCTGAGTTATCGGAAGCGTTGTCTGCATATTCTCCGATCTCATTAATTGCATCCTCAGTCTGCAAAAGAACCGCAGGCCCACTAATCACGCCGGTCCCTGTAGGCGTGTAATGAAAATCAAATTTCTTTAATTTCGCCATTTTTCACCTCACTCCGGCAACCGGACGAAATACGCCATGCAATAAAACGGGGGTTCGTTTGAAACCCCCGTGATGCTTGTATTTGCGTTTAGCGTATGTGTATGCGTTTGACCGCTTCCCGTGTTTTGAATGCTCAGGGCGTGAGTATGATTCCCGTTTGTTGAAGTTTGTCCAGACCATGTTTTAGAGGCGTCGAAACTAATAATATTTTGATTACCGTTATTGCCCTCTGATTTATTTGCATAGCCTGCACCACTCCTGCTGAAAGCTCCATCGGCTCCATAGCATTCGTTCTCGCCCCAAAATGACCCCGTGATGTTCATGTTTCCACGAGTATGCGAGTGATCCCCTGCCGGCGCCGTAGAGCCTCCGTGAGTGTGCGGCGGCAACTGAGCTACCGTTAACGCCGTTCCGCCAATGGTGCCATTAACCTGAATATTGTTAATGTTGAGTTCTGCGCTTCCTCCGGTTTTCCCTTGATTTTCCGGCGCCGATCCTTTGAGAAATTTGTCTACCAAATTCGGCGTTAATCCGCCGCGGCCATCGCTTCCTCCGTCACACAGAACCCAGCCCTCGTCAGCCTGAGTAGAGCCCCAAAAAATCGGACGTCGTTTATCTGATCCGCCAAGAGTGACGTTGTAAAACGGCATGACGGCGCCGGCGGGAACGGTAATATCAATGTTTTTCCAAACGGTTCGATCTGATCCCGGCGCCACTTTAGTAGACGATGGGCCGTTAGGCGCTACACATCGATATTTAGTGCCGTTCTGAAAGACTTCATTCCCGATCTCGTAATCAATAGTGGCGGAATACCTCATAATTCCACCCTGCTGGTACCAATAGACTAATTGAGAAAGAAGAAAGAAAACTCCGTTGAAGTCAGTTCTGAACGGCGGTATACCTCCCTGCTCAATTGGCTGTGAGTTCACCACGCCCCATCCGTTTTGCTGAGATAGGCGGCCTAAACCCGCCTCCGTTGCTGTTTTCGGCGGAATCACGATATCGCCCAGAATGCCGATAGGTGATGCCATTAAATACTTAGGATAATTCGACATGATTAAATCTCAATGTTTCTTGCCGGGTTAAATACACCCTGATTAAACGGAAGAAGTTCAGAACCGAAGAAACCGAATACCAGCTCATTCGGAGCGACGGCTTCAACATTTACGAGAACACCCGCGGGCCTGTTCAAAAGCCCGTAATTTTTCAAAATCGCAACCTGCACACTCGTAGGTTCTCCGACAATACGGATACGTATCGTCATGTCCTGATAGTCAGAGACGAAAACCGGTAACCCTATAAGTTTTGTCAATAGTCGATTGATTGTTTCAGAGGTCCCGTTAGAGACGTTTACGACGGCGCGATAAAAGATCAAAAACCTAAAAAATTCGTCATCTAAACGAGTATCAACCCCGTCAACAACGAGGTTGCGGTTAACGCCCACTCGTTTGCCCCACCAGTCCAGCCACACGCCTAAAGCTGTATCTGGGTTCAAAACGTTATTAAAAAACGCGTCCAATTGCGGGGACGCGTCTATTTCAGCATTGAACAACAATCCGAGTTGTCGATATCGCTCTGAGTGTGAGTACTGCGACTGCAGGGCGATTGAAATCAACGATCGGAGGTTAGAAATTTTGCGGAAATCCGTAACGCTGAGAATATTCCGCCAAGTGACAGAATCAGCCATATTTAATTGCCGGTAAAAATAATTGATACGTCGGATTCGCTTATCGTCGGTTCAATATTCGCAGGTATTTGAACGCTTGATCCCAGCGTCCCGGTTCCGAATCCAACTTGGATTTGGGCAATAGGGGCCGAGGTTTGAGACTGAATCGCCTGATAAAACCGAGACGCGTAAACCGTACTTGCAAGCGAAATTCGATCGTTAGCACCCTGTCCTAGGGCATCCTGAATTATGGCTTGGATCACGTTGTTTTTTTCAGTCTCGTTCATGCTCGTACCAAAGAACGTAACTGAAATTTTTAACGACTGATTTTGAGGTCTGACGATTTTGTAGTTATATGTGGCGTTGTAATACGTTTCGTCAATGAACTGAACTTCATAATCACCTGTGGTCCCGCAGCCGGCATCTTTTCGCTGGTAAATCGTTTTGGCGATATCGGAATCCTCGCCTCCGACAATAGCGATCAAAATGGAATGAGGATCTATAGCGACGCCGTACTGCGTTACCTCGGCATTCGTCGGGTTCTCTAGCACTCGAACGTCCAATACACCCTCTAGGGCCGCTAAATTAGCCTCAATGGCCTCTACATAGCCTGTCGCATTAACCGCATAGGATTCAATCATGCGGTTCCTTAATTCCGCATCCGTTTCTTCATCTCTGCCAATAACACCTGCAGTCGGATTAGTAATCGAATCCCAGCCGGCAATCGTCGTGACAATACGATTAACCGATCCCGCTGCAACCTCAAGAGGCCCGTGATTAATCGCCGTGAACGTAGTAGTCACCGAGCCTGTATCGTCAACCTGAGCTCCGTTTGCGGCTGAATGGCGGTATTGATTTCCGAGAGAATCCTGAGCGATGGCGCCGTACGGAATCACCGTACCCTTCAATCCGGTTAGAACGCAATTCACCACCGTAGGCTCTGAGATTTTTCTGTCCAGACCATAAAGCGCTGCCAATGCGTCTAAATATTTGCCGGTTGCAGTCTCGGGGTTGACCATATTAGCCAAAAATACGATTTCAGAATTCTTGGCCTCAATTTCTGAGACGATTAAATCTAAAACTTGGCCCATCGGTGAGCTGGGCTCAATGTTGAGCAACGGGTCGGTTGGGGATGTTTGAAAGGCCTGTTGAATTTTTTCACCTAAATCTTCTCGGATTTCCTGAGTGCTAGGCAATTCAACACCTACCAGAGGATTAAAAATAATCTGAGCCATGATGTTTAAAAAATAAATGAGGTTGTTTCGTCTGAATCAGTAGTAATCGTGATTTCACCGTGCAGAGTTCGGGATTCTTCGTCTACGTCAGTGATCGTTACTGAATCAACGGATTTCACGCCTGCAACCCGATTGCCTGCCTCATGAATAATTTGAGCTAAAACTGACGAATCGAGTTTTTTAGCAAGCTGTACCTCTTTCCACGCGATTCCGTTTTCCTGCTGGTAATAGGCGTCATTGGTCCATAGTCTGATTTCATTAGCGAGATTCTGAGCTATCGCTAAAGCCCCCGAGGTGAGCAAAATATTCCCCTCCGGCGTGAGCTGTAAATCCCAATCGGAGCTTAATAAAGCTGTTTTTGCAGTGTGAGCCATTTTTTACCAATCCCAACATTCGCGAGTATCAGGATTCCTTTTTAGACCGCATCCGCCAGTTTTCGAATAAGGAGAAGTTTTAAACTCTTGAGGATTCCTCGAACGTGGGTTTTTGACAGGTCTTAAGAGTTTCCTTTCCAACTGCCTAACTCGGTTTTCCAATAATTCTATTTTTCTGCTCATTTCTTCTTGTTCTTTCATTGAGGGCCTCCGGTGCTGGAGTTACCAGATTGAACGCCGGAATGAGTATGAGTAGTGAGGCTGATACCCTTGGCCTTAACATCCCCGCTAAAGGTTGCATTAGCGCCACCCGAACCGCCCCCGCTAATCGCGCCGTTGAGATTGATTTGCGGCGAAGTGAGAGAAATAGAAGCTGAACCGTTTAGCTCGATCGTTTTACTGTTGACCGTGCAGGAATCGGTTTTAATCACGACGTTCGTAGGTGCCTCAACTGTGATCTCCCCGCTGTCCTCGATATGAATAAAAGTAGACGGCGCCGGCCCCCAAAAGCCACCGATATAGAACGAATCGGAGCGGTCAAATTCTCTAAACGTTGCAGGAACTTTAGGCGTGTTGTCGCCTTTTATGCTTGAAATATCGTGCTTAGATACCACGGCCAAACCGATATCGCCAACTTTTGGATCACAAATGACGGCGGCGGTTCCGTGCTGCAGACGGAAATACGGCAACTTCGGAATAGTTGTAACTGCAATCCCTTGAGCCTCAACGTTTCTAGGCATGAGCAACGGTTTAACAGTTACATAGCCGGCGCCAGAGCCTGTTCCTGTTCTTTCTACTGCTGTAACTGTTACGGGGAACGCGGTGTAAACGGTTTTAGAGATCAGAGATTTGACGAAAAATTCTAATGCGTTAATGGGACTGGAGCCTGCGAAATCGTTGTAATTCGCACTGTATTCTTGATTGCTCATATCACCACCTAGGATAAATTGATGTTATGTTTGTCTTCCACGATTGAGCGCTGGGATCGTTTGCACATAGTTCATGACGCAAACCCGTAATCTTCCAAGTTCCTGAGGCTCGAGGGACGATCGTTTCTAATTTGAAATTCGCCCCAATGCGTAGATCAGGCCTGAAAAACGTAGAGACGTTAATTCCGTTGTTCGTGAACGTCGGATACCCGATCATTCCATTTGTTGCGTTTATCAGAGGAACTGATCCCTGAGTTTTTCGGGTGCCATGGTTTTTAATGAGTACGACTTTTTCATCATCAAAAATCAAATCAACACCAACGGCGTCAGCAATCCGCCTCATTTTTGTGACTGGATCCCCATCGATAATGCAGTCCTTTATCGAAGCGGTGATATCGTTATTCTCGAGCGTGTATCCGATCTCTTTAGTGATCTGATCAATCAGTCCCGTTACAGTCTGATTGCCGTTTACCGATATCGGCGGCTGGGGAATTAACGCGGGGAACAGGCCGCAGTTCGCTTCAATTTTAAAAACAGGAGAAGGAGCAGCGTTAAAGTCTGCCCATGCGTTAACGATCTCGCCTTTAAAGACAACGGATAACGTTTTGCCCTTTTCACCTGCAGAAATATTGATTTTGTTCCGCTTCAACGAAAACGACTTAAAGCCTAGGTGCGTCAGACGCTCCATTGTTGCTAAGGACAATCCTTTGAGTTCGATTTTGGCCTTAGGAAACGCGGGACAGCCAGATTTTTCAATCGAGCACTTGACAGCGAACCCTTGAAACGTAATAGCCTCTTGCCCATCCAGAGTTACCGTAACCGCTACTTCTTTTTGCGTGTACGCCGTATTTTTATCAATTTGTGGTAGTAGTGACGGCATTTTCTGCCTCCTCGTAAACTAGCAGCCATCTTGAGTTCAGTCCCTCGTATTGAGGGTCTGAGTTCCCTAAGGTATCGACAAAAAACAAACGCCCCGAAAATAGAGGCGTCGGATAACAATTGATGTCTGTCCCTACACAGCACCGGCGCCCAGAGAATATCTGGACACCTTCAACCATTAGGTCACAAAAGAGATATTCGGCAACTTGACGTAACGTGATCACACAGTTTTGACCGTCAAGAACACACGAAAACTCTTGAAACGGAAGAGCACTTATAACGATTTGGTTCATTTGCTAAATAAGTTGGTAATACTCTTTAAGAACCCTGGTTTCACTTGGGCTTGCCCGGTATTCACCTTATTGGCCGAGGTTGCGCGCTTTGGCGAGTACGAGGTTTTTTGCTGGCTTAGGTTTACAGAGACAATTTCAACGAACGAGGCGTGAACGTTGAGCATTGAGGCGCCCGTCGTTTGAGTTCGTGAAAAATCATAATGATCGAGCGCCATATTTCGCCAAATTTTGGCAGGGCTAAATATCGTGCAGGTGTCGGTACTGTTTAATCGCCTATCAAGCATGGCAAGGGCCAAAACCTGAATGGCGTAATTACCGTTAAATAAAAACTCTACATTAACCCGCTCAGGTTCCCGCACAATGTTGAATGCTGCCAGCTGGCCGTTTTCAATGGGCTCTGTAGGAACCCTTGAAGATTTATCTGCATCAACTGCTCCAATAGAGGTGTACGGAACGAACGGCAGAAGGTTATTTCCGACTACCGCCCATCCCATGGACATTACAGAGTTTAGACTAGCCATTTAACCACCACCTTGACGATATCCGCTGGCCGCATTCTGCAGCATATCCTCATAATCTCCCTGACCTTCCATGACCGCACGGTAGGCGGCGTCATGTACGGCTTTAGGATCGGCATTACCTTGAATCGTAATGCTGACATCCGTCTTCATCGGCGCGTTGATAACCGAAGAGGAAGCCCTAGGAACAATCGAAGCGGCGGCGCCGGCCTGAGCTCCCGGAGGTGCTGTAACTAGTGCCTTCTTATCGTCACCAAAACCGAACCATCCGCCCACAACGTTTGCAGACTTAGAAACCCAGTCCGGCATTTCCCAATCTGTGAAGATTTTGAATTTTTCTTCAAACCAATTAAAAATCCCGTCCCAGACGGCTTTAATTTCGTTTCCTGCCTTTACGAAATTTTCTTTCATCTTTGGAACGGTATTTATCAGGTTCGCAATGTTCTTCGCTAAATCCCCGATAAACCCCACGACCGCTGTTATGGCTGCCACAACCGCGTCCCCGAAGGCCTTCAGGAACATGTCTTTAAGCGGCGTAAGTTTGTCTAATAGATCAGAGATCGACTGCCAGGCATCCTGAAACGACTTGCGGATTCCTTTGATCTGATCATCTGTATAACCTACAGATTTCAGGAAATCCTCAAATACACTCGGTCCGCCCTTAGTGAAGACAATCAAGTCATCGATAGCTCCGGCAAGCAGGAGAACTCCGGCTATAAGAAGACCAATCGGGCTTGTCAGTGCGCCCAATAGTTTTCCGGACATCATCAAGGCTGATTTTGGTCCGAATGCTAAGACCGCGGCTATCGAAATGCCTTTAAGGGCTAACTGAATAAATTGGCTGTGCTCTCCAATAAAAGCCGATTCCTTGCCAAATGTCGTAACAGCTTTTTCAATGTACGGAAGGAAAAATTTCGCAATTCCATTACCGATACTTTGAATCGCCATTCCGGTCACTTGCCACGAAATTTTGAAGCGTCTGGCATTCTCTGCATCTTTAGGCGTCAAGGCGAGTTTCCGGTATGTCTCAACCAGCTCCCCCATCTGCTTGTTGTTCTGCAGAAAAACTGCGGCGCTTTCACGGGTCAGTCCGAGGTATTTCAGAGCGTAGTTTGCTTGAGCTCCTGTCATGCCGTTGAGTTGTTTTTCCATATGAAGGAAAACTTCTCCGCTTGCTCCGGTGCGCTCAGTAAACGCTTGCATGGCCTGAGTGAATGCCTCGGCGCTTCCGCCTGCTGCTACGTTCGCTTTTCGCCATGCATCAATCTCGGACACATTCATCCGGACCTTTTTAGAGATGTCGTCAAGCTTTGCGCCTTCATCTATGTAATTGCCAAACATGAATTTGGCACCAAACATAGCCGCCAAAGGAGCGGCGTAGCTTTTGATGGAGGCAAATACTCGCTTGGCTACAGAATCGAGCTGAGAAAGCGATTTTGATGCATCCTTGGAAGATTTAACAACCTTCTTCCCTGCTGTTTCGCCGCTCTCTCCAACCTTTCCTACTTCTTTAGAGGTTTTCTTGGCGTTTTGTCCAACCTCATTTATCGAAGAAGAAACATCTTTGATACCGTCAGAGCCTTCTCCCAGAGCGTCAAGCTTTGCGCCTGCTTCCTGCGCAAACCCGAGCAACTGATTCAGTTTCTCAGACATCAGCTCGAAAAATTTAACTACGTCGTTCGAGTTGACGGATACATCAATTACTAAAGAGTCGGTCTTTTGAGCCATGTTATTAAGCGCTCTTTTGCGCCACCCACGAGTTGTAGTTCTTAATCAAAAGTGCCTCGTCTAATGCGTAGGCATCTTCCAGCGTTAGTTGTGTCTGAAGCTCGACCAGGGACGCCATGCCGCCGTTGATTAAACGGGAGATCAGAGGCGATAGCTGAGTGGTTACAGCTACGCCTCTAACCTTGGCACAATCGGCTAAGAATTCTGCACGGCGGGGGAGAACTGGCGTATCAAGTCGGGAAAAAAACCGAAGTTCGCCTTGAAGCTTTCAATTCTGAGTTTGAGGATAGTCAACGGACTGGAGATATAACCGTCTGCGTCATCGAAGGAGAATTTGATCTCACTCTTACCATCCACCTTATAGACCTCGGAAAGCAGTTCATCTAAAAGGGCCTTGGCTTCTACATGTGGAACACTGACAAGCGCTTTGATCACGTCTCTGTATCCCATTTCGCTCTCAATATCGAGGTTTTTGCCGGTCATCAAGGCAATCCGGATCATTAGATCTTCAGCTTTAGTTGCAGGAAACGGATAAATCTTGAAGGTCAGCTGATTACCGCCGTCTTCCAATTTGATAACTTTCGGTTCCTTCATTTAGATTCGCTCCATGGACTCAAAGTGGAATACCCAAGTTGTAGGCGCCAGAACTTTATTAAGTGCCGGCATCGGATTTGCCGTCTGCAGCACACCATTTGAGAACTGGTAGGTCTTGCCGATAGACGGGATCCTGATTGTCAGGTTGCAAACATAGAGCTGTTTGTTGGCGCTCATTGCTTCGTAAAGCGTAGTGAATGCTGTCGCAGTCGGAGAGTTTGCCTCAAGCGTGATCGTTACAGGGTAGATGTTCGGAGTAACGCCCGCTGCCATGAAGCCATCTACGCCCATACGAGTCTCGGCAACCTGTTGAGAATCAGCGGCGATAGCGGCATCTGTCGAGAATCTTTCCAGCTTCAAACCATTCGGGTAAAGCTCTTCAATCGTCATCACTGCTGACGCATTGGCGGATGTGATATCTAATTTCGGTTTCATTTTTATCCATTCCTAAATGAAAAACCCGCCTTGCGGCGGGTCTTTGCGGTTGTGAAATGTTGATTACATGACTGCGGTCAGTGGCATTTCGATTCGTTGGATGCTTCCGGCATACGTGTACCAAAGTCCCAAGCGGGGACTTCCTCGTTGAGTTCTCACATTTGCCGAAGGAGATTCAATGAGGTACCAGTAACCTTTGGAGTAGAGATCCTGTTTGATCGTCGAGTTATTGGTTTCTGTTAGCAACTGCTGAACCTGCGAGTTGGACAGAGCCAATCCTGTATCAATCACGCCATTGCGCTGGGCATCGTTGATGGGATCGAGCAACCATGCCTCGACATAAGCAAAACCGGTGGCGTTGTAGGGAGCGCGATTGATAGCCGCGAACCCGTCCATGATCTGACGCTGAATGCGGGCTTTGAACCAAATCATTCCGTACAGAGCGTCAATCCACTGATAAATTCCGGAGAGGAGACAACCACGATTTATGAAGTCAAACTCTGCATTGCGTGTCGCAAATGCGCCGACATAGTTGACCTTGAGATCATCTAATGCTTCAGCCACTTCGTCGCTGAGAACGGATGCCTTAATTCCGGAAGCAGATTTTGCGAACCATGTCTTGATACCCTGAATTGCAGACCAATCGATTGAGGCACCAACTGCAAGGAAGGCCGCGGCATCCTGAGCGGTACCGTAAACCATCGCCAAACAGTTGTAATTACTTTCAGCTAATTGGGCGGCTTTCGTTGTGGACTGGGTGGATTGATCCAGCATCTTTGTATCTGTGGACCAATCAAAGTACACGTAGTCATCATCAATGTCGGCCCAAGCCGCTAAAGCGGAAGCCTCAGCCACCTCTGTTGCATAAAGAGTTGTGAATCCGACCCAATTGCGAGAAACAGAGGTGACAAGATTCATGTTCTGAGCAGGTGTTAGAGAATCTGAACCTTGAGAGAGAACGGCACCGGAATCCTCAGTCAAGCCGAGCAGTGCGGATACGTCTGTTCCTGTAGTCGCTTTTGTCGCGAAAGAAATTGAAGCTGTATCGCCTGTCTCTGTTGTAGTCAGAATGATGGCATTTTGATCAGAGTTAAAGGCGCCGGAAACTGCACCGACTGCAGAAGCCAGCTCGGTTGCAACGTCACTGAACGACTTGGCCGTAGAGAAGTCGAGGTTCACGACTTCTTTTTCTGTGCCGTTGACCGAAATCGTCAGGGAACCGGTCTTAATGGCTGTCAGTTCGGAAAGTTGAGCAGTGATCGGAGCTGACTTAATCCAAGCGGCGGCATCTGCATTGATTCTGCGGGCTACAAAAAGACGCTGAATCGCTCTCTGCTGGTTGTTTACGCCAGAGAAATATTGATTAGCAAAGTCTGCCTCAGGAGACTCCGCACCAAAGTAATTCCCGACAGCGGCAGCGGTCACAAATTCCAGTGCCGGAGAATCTGCAGGAATCAGAGCATTCTGGGTCAGCAGCAGACCGTTTGTTTCAAGATCGGCGCTCCCAGCGCTTATCACTCTCGGAGTGATAGAAACGAGTCGCGATGCATTGATTGACATATTTTTCCTCAAAATAAAAAAGCGCCAGATGGCGCCGACGATAATTTTTATGGAGCGGCTATGAGCCACACCAGAAACTCATCTATTTGAAAATATCCTTTACAGCCTTAATCGCTTTCGCAATCACCCAAACTGCGAACCCGTAACCGATTAGGTAAACAGGAAGAGCTGCATACAAAGGAACGGCAGTGACCATGGTTAGGGCCTCCGCTAGGTCGTGTAAAATGTTCATATTGACTGATTCCCTTGCAATCAGTTAACTCAAACCCCGCTCAGCTACCAACTGATCGGGGCTATTTTTTTCATAGAATTCTTATTCTTAGGACTGACATCTTGACCGGCTCTTCGGGCCGTTCTAAAATCTCACCTATAGCTAGAGATTGTTCTGTTGACCGGTGTAAACCTTTCACCGAGCCCTTAGGTGGCGGTAATAGCACAGCGTCTCTGGCTTTTCTTTTTCTCATTTCAATTTCAAAAGAAGCCTTTTTCTTATCAAACCATCGGTTTCCTTCGGTGTTGACGTTGTACGCATGGAAGTCAGTGCTTGACGTTTCTCCTATATCGACAGCCACTGTTTTTTTAATGCCATTAACCCTTACGTTTTTCATTTTTGTATGAAAGGCCACTTGCGGAGTATGGTTGACAGCCTCTTTCCTCCCGAAGTAGGAGCCTTTTTCTATTACTTCTGGAACAAAAGGAAGAACCTCTAGTATTTCTCGTAGGTGCCCGGAAAATTTCTTAAATTCCTTTCTCCCTTTGCCATCGAAAACGACAGAAACTGTTTGCTTCTTCCCAGATATCTCCACCTCAGTGCTAACCGAACCTCCTCGCAGTTCATTGTCGTAATAGAGGACGATAGCTTTAGCGGGATTACCTCCGGCCTTTTGCAAGTAACTATGAATATCCTTTGACGGCGGACTCTCAATGAGATTTTTCCCCGATTTCGGATAGGACTGCTGGCTTTCTACCTTCTTTCCTACTTTCCCTTCCAGTTTGCCATTCTTACCGACTGGTATATGAGTGCCATTCACCGTTATCCACTTTGCAGCATCCTGAGCATCACCAGGGTTTGTTGCGTAAGTTCTCCCAAGCCCATACATTAGTCCAAGCTTGAATGCACGCCCAAGTTTGAAAGCAAGTTGCGCGTTCATTGCTTTTCCTTCGGCGGGTAGCTCACATCAACGTTTTTCAAGTCCACATCAACCGCACTAAAGAATCCCATCGACACCTTGATCTGGCTCTGCATGCTGAGGTGAATCATCAGCGTGGATCTCCGGACATAGTTATCGGAGTCTCCGATAATGGTTGTGTCTCTCGGATCATCCGCATGAAGCAGGCTGATTCCTCTATCAACGAAGAACTTCACGCCGACCTGAGACCTGCATACGGTCTCCAAGGCCTGAGCCCTCAGCATCGCATTCATGCCGTCCGAGCCGTTTAATGTCGAGGCGTAGCAATCGACCTGAACCAAAACCTCTGTAGTCGTTGAGAGGTAAACATTGTCATCGGTTTGGTCCTTCTCCCAATCCTCAGCACTCGTTCCATGGCGGACGCTTGAGATGTAGGAATAGATGACGTAATCGTTTCCTTCAGGAGGCAAAGCTAGATTATTTTGGTTCCCGTAGAAGATGTTTTCCGGCGCCACAGCCGGAACTGCAAATATCTCAAGAAACTCCTGGATTGCTGTCCGGATGTTCGGGGTCAGGTTTTGTGCTTTCATCTTCATCTTCCGCGATATTCAACTTCTGAGGCGTGGTTTGGAGTGTGCAGCGGACCGCCTCCCAACCGGCATCGGAAAAATCTTCAATCACCGCAGTGATCAGCCACTGGCCTCCCTTGGAGTCTTCGACATAATCTCCCGACCTCGCTAATGGCCTATAGATTGCCCAAGGTCGCTGCTTCTGGTCGCTCGATGCGAAGAGATACAGGCGCCGGATGATGGTGTTCTGTCCGGCTAAGTTGGCATGATCCAACGCGCTATCGCCTTCGCTTTGAAAATTCCCTTGAATCTCCTCTGCTGGTGCGTAATACGCTTGGACAATCCCTCCTACATTCTTTTGACCGACCGATCGATACAGCTTGAAGGTTTCGTCAGCATAGTTGGCGTTTATTGCCTGACGGACAATTGCATGTAGGTTGAGAGACATTAGGAAACCTTCCAAGTTATTGAGCTTTGCAGGACGCCACTCAGCGTCAAAGGCTTCGTGGTCATCACGTTATTAGGCAGAGTGCCTTTCCCTTTAGCTTTCTTGGCCTTGTCCATTTCTCCTCTTGCCTGCATCAGTGCCATCGTTAGCTCTGATCGTTTAGGAAATGAACCAGCAGGAATACCTGCTTCTCGAATCGTTTGCTTGATGTCATCGGTAGCCATTTGCCCCATGACGCCTAACGAATGCGTTATGTCGAACGTTTTTAGGAAGCGGGACCTAAATTTCTCCTGCCAATCCATTCGTTTTTGAGCGTATGTGGCTCTCATAAACGGACGCGGAGGCATGTACAGGGTCGTGAATTTGCTGTTCGGAGGAAGTCCTAGCTGGGCTGACAGATAGTGTCCTTGCTTACTCGTCACTGATTGGGTCCACCCATATTCCAAATACATCCCAATGGTGGCAATGTCCGGAATCATTATTCCGACCTCTAGTTTTTTATTGCTATCGGCCTTGAGTTTCTCTGACAGCTTTTTGAACGCATTGTTAGATGTGATTTTGATGCCCATCATCATCCCCACGGATGGTAATTGTTTCCCGGATAAACTCGGCCGCCGATTCGGTATTTAGCAGTCAGCGTCCAGTACATGGCGCCGCATTGTGTTTGAGCCCACCAATCTCCGACAAAAGTATTCGTTTTCAGAAGATCAAAGCTGGTACTCACACTTCCCTGCGTAGCACTAGCAATCCTGCCAACCTGACCGTTCGGCTGCTGGCTGAGTGTCAGCAGGTGGCAGGTTGCAAGATCAAGAAGGCGCTCCCTTGTATAGATCTTGTTGTCCGGATCATAGGGAGCAAAGCTGTCGGCGTCCGTATTCCCCACGAACTCCACCGCCACATCAAAGTAGAACTGAAGAGTTTCGTCCGGGAATTTAACTTCATCCGAAAACGCAGGATGAAGGATTCGAAATTTTTCAGGATCAAAGACGACGACAGCCATTTTGTTAACCTTCTTCGTTCTTAACTTCTTCAACGTTGACCGATTCAGGATCGATCGGATTGAGGCCGTGGGACGCTTCTTTTAACTCGTCCTCGCGGCCTCTGAATTCTTGAACTGATTTCATCTCAAGCAGGCACGGAATACCGCCATTCACGCCTGTGAATACAGCCTCCTGACCATGCATGCGCTTGATGTTTTCCCAGTCCTCTTTATCGATCTGGAATGCGACAGAGTTTCCCTTGCCCAGCAGGATCCCGTCACGTTTTCCTCTAAGCGAATCATTTACGCCCGGAAAAACGATCGTTTTTGTTCCGCCATTGCCATTCGGCACATCATCAAATTTGAGGCCGTGTGCCAGAGTGCAAGCAATGATCACCGTGGACTGAGTTTTAGCAGTGCTCTTCTTCTGGGTATTGCTGAAATTGTCTGCGACAACCTTTCCGGATGTTGCTTTCTGAGTTGTGTTTGTACGAGCCATTATTTCAATCTCCTAAGAAAGAGGCCCGAGAGATCGGGCCTCCGTAGCTGGTTAGTTCAGGTTAGATGCCGAGCATCGTGGCAACGAGGCTGGGACGACGAATAACAGCGCCCCAAGTTCCGCCAACGACCTTTTGCTTGTAGCTTGACATTTCCGGAACCACACGACCCAAGAAATACTTCTCAGAGAATGCGCAGATACCAGTCTCAATGCCAAACAGGTCTGGAACAGTCATGTACAGCATTTCACCAGCCGTTGTAGTCAGCTCAGGAAGCTGAACAACCTCGATGTTGGGGAATGACTGCTTGAGCATAGTCATGGCCGTAAGACCGAAGGAGTTCGGCTCGGTCAGGTAAGGAGCTCTGGTGTTGCTGACAGCGAGAATGATGCGGGAGTTCTGATCAACCAAACCGCCGTTATTCTTGCTAATTTCAGCCCAAAGCTTGTTAATGTCGTTATAGACAATGTTGGCAGTCTTCTCAGGCTGTGCAGCGCACTTTGCTGTCCACGTAGAGTTAGCGGTAGATCCCGTGGTGATGGAGATCGGAGAAATCGAAGCGTTCAGGTTCGGGTCATTTAACAGACCGTAGACCTTCTTACCTTCGACGCCATAAAGCGCAAACTTGTTGTGAGCCATCGCCATCACGTAAGCAGAAGCCTGTTGTTTAGAAGAAACAACATTCAACTTGGCCTTGGCCGCAAGGCCGACTTCACGATCGCCATACTTGATGACGGTCTGGAACAAGAAGTTTTCGCGAGTCGGGTAATCAACGTTCACGTCTGTGGAGACGTTCTCTGCGAAGTCAGAGTAAGGAGTCACATTGCCGGCATACTCTTCGACCGGGAAGGTGAAGAAGTTATCTGTCCAGTCACCCTTTCTTTCTTCGCCGAAAATCTTTGTAGCGTTCTGGGCGGCAAACAGGATGGGGACGACCTGCGGGTCAATGAATGTCGTGAAGACGGAAGGGACGCCGACAGACACGGGAGTCTGCAATGCGGCATCTCGAGCCATTGCCTTAACCGTTGCATCGTAGTCGACGTTGATCTTACCTTTGGCGTCTGTGGAATAGGACATGAATCCTTTTGCTTCCACACCATGCACGCCTTTTTGCTTTGCTAATTCAAAATCGTTCATTTTTTACCTCAGATTAGGATCCGCTCGCGGCAGGCTGATAACCGAGGCCGTGATTGGAAATGATGATCGTGTCGCCCTTTGCCCCAGCCGTCTGAACTGTCCAACCGGTGTCATTTGCGGCGCCGGCAGCACCAAATGTGATGGCGCCAGTGGTCGGATCACAGAGAACAGCTTGACCGATGGTTGCTGCCGCAGGTGCGACGATGTAGTAGTCACCTCGAACGGCAATCGTCAGCTCAGCCCCTTTCGGATAAATGTCCGGAGTATCTGTGCCCAGCTCGATGGACGCTGTGAACGTGCGCTCAACAAAACCGATCGGTTTGGCCCCTGCAGAGCCCTTCAAGGATGCGATTGGGAATTTCACGGCTGTTCCGGTTGTGGAGGCGGCTACAGCAAACGCAAAACCACCGCACTGGACAGTACCGTCAGACAAGTAGTTCTGAGGCGTGTAGACGGCCTGATTGAATGCAACCTGCTGTCCTGGAATACCGATAGCAGGATAGAGACCTACAGATTTTTGAAGCATCAAAAAATCTCCTATTTATTTAACATTGTTCAAAATTGCGCTGACGGCAGTCGGCTTCTCGGTCACCTTGGCGCCGGAGTCTTTCGCACCAGCTAAGGCCTTTCGACCCTGCATGTAGGCGCGATACGCAGAACGAGCTTCGGATGCGGGGATGTTTTTCAAACCGAGTTTCTTGAGTGCTGCCACATAGATGGAACCTGCGGAGTCATAGGATCCGGCACGGATAACACCTAACACCGGCTTGACTTCTTCGATTGCGGCCAGTTCAGAGTAGATGGCGTTTCGGAGAATCTTCATGGAGTCAGAGGCAGAACTCTTTTCTTCTTTGCCATCATCAGGTTTCGGATCCTCATCTTGTGCGCCTTCATCTTTCTTCTGGGCGTAATTCAATCCGGCAGCAAAAGCCTTCTTCTCTTCTTCAGAAGCTTCATCAAGACCACAGGATTTCAGTGCATCTTCTGCTTCTTTTTCGAGATAGCGTTCTTCGCCTTCGCGTTCGTGATCAGAATCGAGGCGTTTAGGATCGTCCTTCTCACGTTTTTCGCCATAAAGGACGCCAGCTTCAAAACCAGCCTTGAAGTTCGGATCCTTCATTTTTTCATCGAGCTCCGGATCGTCGTCCTGTGCCTCTTTTTGATCATCAGGCTTGGGATCTTCGTCTCCTGTAGCCTGAGAGTAAGCCAGGTCAGACAGAGTTGTCTTAAGCTTTTCAGCTTCTTCGTCCGTCAGGCCTTTTGCCTTCAGTCCTTCGATGATTTTTTGAATCATCGCGTCTTTGTCATCATCTTGAGCGCCGTCAACGATTTTTCCGTTGGGATCAACGGAATGCAAATCGATAATCGCCTTTGCTAACGTCACTTCAGCCTGCTCAACAGCGTCATCTTTTTCCATATTGAGAAAGTCCTTATTAGAATCGCGAACTCTTACCTCAGGCCCAGCGCGCCCAGTTTCCACAAGCGCCAGATGGTTCGCTCTGATCCGGCGTTGCACATAGTCGTATTTCTCTCCATCAGGTGTCTCTCCCGGCGTGAAGTCGGGCTCGAACGTATATGCCAGGCTCAACTCACGCATTGAACCGTCCTCGATCCTGCTGCGTGCGTCCTGGTCGTAAATATGTAGAGAGTTAACTAAAAACGGAGCCTCAAAAGCTCCGTCCGTTCCGGTAGTACCCACACGGGTTTGTTTGTTCTCGGGGGCTCCGTGATCATCGTGATGCTCCAGATGAATCGGGATACCGTTAATTGATTGAATAGTTTCGGGAGAACTAAGTTCTTCAGGCGGTCGATAGGCGTAATAGATATTTTCAGGGTCTAATCCGAGCTCTCGCCAGCCTGCAATCTCTTTCCCGTAATACGGAGCAACTTGAACTCTTGTCAGCGGAGACTTTTGGACATGGAGGAAACCGTTGTCGTCCACAGATCGAACACTCACAGAATCAATTGCAACCGTGCGTTTTAGATTTCCCACAGTAATAACCTCGAAAATGTTTAATCCGGAAGGATGCTTCTGAACTGGCATCTGCACCAATAAAGCTCACCGGGCATCACGTTCCGACCGACCTCCTTGTCGTACAGGCCTTTAGAAAGATCAAACTCTTTTCCGTTCATCTCAATGTGGCTTTCTCGACTGGTGTACTTGCCAGGGACATGAATCCAAACCCCTCGAGTAATCCCTAAACCTTTGCAGTTGGCCTGCTGAATCTGCTGATTCAGTTTCAGCGTTTGGTCAATTGCCACACGCTGAGCTCGTTGAGCCGTAAATGAAGAAGATCGTCCAAGGGCTTCCACAATCTGCGAATACGTGCCATGACCTTCGTAAGCATCCATAAAGGCAGAGCGAATATTTGTCAGCTCGGATGTTGTGATGTTGCTGATGAGGCTCGTCGTGTCGGCGACCATTCCCGGTAGTTCATTTATTGCCTGAGGCGTGATGAAGAAGTGCTTGCGCGTCTGCCTCATCTCATAAGCAAAAACGGAATCAGGAATGCCCGCCGCCTTGAGCGATGCCTTTTGAGCTGTCGAGACATCGGCGGCAAGGTTTTTCACGTACCACTCAGCAATCTGGCGTGTTTCCCGATCCGCCGTTCTTATCCAGTTGCCCATGTTACGGGCTATGAAGTCATCAACATTGCGACGGAATCTATCCGGATCACGAAGAACCAAGCGGTTAATTCGTTCCTTGATATTCCGCAGCCGTGCGCGATCGAGAGGATCGTCCGGACGGAACGTTAAGGAAGCGTCCTCGGTCAATCCTCCAGCATCGGACAGATAAAGGAGAATCTCGTTGAGAATCCTATTTCTAAAGGACCGCAAGAAGGTGTCGAGCTTCTTTTTGAACTTTGCCTGTCTGCCTAGATTCGGCTGAACAGCACGAGCAGTCTTCATTAGAAAATCTCTCCAGCTTTGTCTTCATCAACCTTCGGCGCCGGCGCCACGTTCTCGGCCGAGCGCTGTTTCAGGAAGTTGTTCATCAGCTCATTCTGCTGACTGGGATCATCGGTCATGAGCTCTCCCTCCATCCCTTCCGGCAATTCTTCCGGAATGAAGTCCAAACCCATATCGGAATCGCGTCGGACAAACTCACGGACCTCTTCAGCACTCAGAACATTGCGGTCCTGCAGAACAGCCAACATGTCGACCTTCGTCTTGGCCGTGATTGCTGTGGCCGCGGCATCTGCCTCTCCAAGTTCGTTGAATTTGAATGTAATGGACTGATCAACGTGTCCAAATTCCACCAACTGGATAGCTTTCAAGACAGTTTGAATTGCGTCTCGATTGAGCTCTTGTTTTGATTTGATATGGTCGTAGTAATTCCGGATGTCGCTCTGACCGGTAGCGTTGAAACCGCTCGGAGAGATTCCGAGCAGCTTGACCGCCGGTGTACGGTTAATGGCCGCAATGAATTCCAGAGCTTGACGAATAATGCCTTCAACTCCTGAGATCGTCAGTGTGATGTTCTGCAGATCCTCGGAAGAATCACAGGCAAAAATGGCCTCATTAGAGCGATAACGCTGTAAGAGCATCATCTTCGCGTCTAACTGCTCAATCCCGCCAGCTTCAAAAGCCTCAGCAAAATTTGTTTTGAATACCGTGAGGTTGAGTTTCTCCAGAATGCTGACGCCCGTTTCTCTGGCCTTGTTCCAGTGCAGCACATAGTCCCATAAGATCTGAGCCTGTGGGATTCCAAGGAAGTTATAGGCTGGTCTCAGAAGTAAAGGGGGCTCATTGTCAACCAGTCGAATAAGACGAGATGCATGCACCTCTTGCCCAAAAACAAACCAAGACTTTGGCTTAAGGTAATCATCTTTGAGCGGCTGGTTGGCGTTGTAAAAACCAGGCGAGACATTTACCGGATCAATGACAATAAATTTGACCGACTTATCCTCGCCAACCAGTTCTGCTGATTTGTCAGAGAAATTAAGAGGGAGCTTTAGAGCCTCTCCTTCGACTCCTGTGTCAACGAAAATGAAGCATCCTCCCATGAAGCCGACGAGGCTCAGGGCTTCATTAAAAAGCCGTCTCAGTCGATACTTGTTCTCCTGCAGATCTTGGAGCTGATTAACGTTATCCGCCGATTCGTCTTCACCGCCCTCTACCTGAATCCATTCCCGGCACATATCATCCGCGACAGTCTGAATACAGGTGCGGATCATGCCGTTTTGGGCGATATTCTGAAGGACACCGTAACCGACAAACGATGTCATCGGGAACTGTCCTAGGTCCAAAGCGTGCTGTGTCAAAGATGCATAGTACGCGTTGAAACTCGAGCCAATCGCGGCATCGTTCGTGAAGCGAGACTCCTCTTTCTCCGGCTCTTTGGTGTTCAAAGTGATCGGAGGATAAAAGAGCGCTTTAGCATCTTCCGAAGAGAACGATGTTCTAGGAGGCACGAAGCGAGAGCCTGCCGCGTCGAGGATCTCTTGATTGATCTTTCGGCGTTTGTTTTCGTCCAGTTGATTCATGATTTTCAAAATCTAAAACGTGCCTGCTGCATCTGCTCTCGGGTCAGAATGACGCCTGAGCCGTTGCGGAAATAGTTCAATGCCTGAGTTGTGCTGTCCACCTGGTCATCGTGAGAACCTGCAGGAAACTCAAGCAACTCACTGACGTAATGCGGCACCCAAGGCGCTGCACTGTCTTCCGGAATAAAAACATTCCCTGCCTCAAAATAAGGAGTGACGGACGATGCCCGGGCCTCTTTCGATTCAGTGGGCGTTATCGGAACAAATCCCGAAACCGTAGATTTCAGCTCAGAGATCACCGCCGATCCGTTCGCCTTATCTTCAACCAGCTTCCGGACAACACGCGGCCACTTATGGGCAAGAACTCGGACCATCTCTTTTGTCTTCACAAAATCCCATTGGCCCCGTACTTGATCAAGCAGGTAAAAATTCGGTCCTTTTTTGCCCCACACTTGACCGACCACATAGTCGGAGTTTTTGGAATCCTTGAACGTCATATCCCACGACATGAGCGTATGGTCAAACTCTGGCGGAAGGCTTGTTGCTGTCCATCTTCTAAACCACTCGAGCTTGAATAAAGCACCGCCATCGGGAACCGGATGCTGCTGATACAGTGCCTCCCAGTCACGACTGCCGATCGTTTTCTGGATCTGCAGCAGAGTTGAGAGCGGATACCGCTCAGGATGCAGGGCTTCCCCAGCTTTGCGGTGCAATTCGTCATGCTCCGCAATTGCCGGATAATTCACGATCCGGAATGTATCTCCCTCTCCCATTCTCTGGATCAATCGACCAATCAGATCGTCTGTGTGCCAACGGGTGGCCATTACGATGACGCCTCCTCCGGGAGACAGTCGGGTGTATGCGGTCGATGTGTACCAATCCCAAATGGAGTCTCGAATAGTCTTAGAACCTGCTTGAGCTCGGTCTTTAATCGGGTCATCGATAATCAGGATATCGGCACCCTGACCTGTTATGCCCCCACCCACACCGCAAGAACGATAGGCGCCGGCATGACCAACAATCTCGAAGAGGTCAGAGGTTCTTATATAGGATCCCCGGGAGTCGGTACGCACTCTCGATTTGCTGAGCCGAGTATTCGGAAACAGGTCAAAGTATTTCTCATCATCTATTACGCGCTGAACATCTCTGTTGAAGCGCTGTGATAGGTCTGAAGAATACGATGTTGCGATGATTTGAAGCTCCGGATTTCTCCCAAGGGCAAAAGCCGGAAAGCGCCTAGAAACAAGCTCACTCTTCCCGGATCTCGGAGGCATCGTGATAATTAGCCGAGGAGACTTTTTGTCCGCCACGTCCTGCAGGAACCTGTCTAGCTCATCACAAATTTCTTTGTGTACCCAGCCGAGCAGGTAGTCAGGTTTTGTGTGCAATGTGAAGTAAGACAAGCCCTTTCGGGCCTTAGCTATCCTGATCTCCTTTATCGTTGGAAGCCGCATTCACAATACCCTCCAGCGCGTCTAACTGTTCCAAGGTGAGCTTGCTTAGATCCAGCTGGTTAACTTTATCGACCTTGACCGGTTCACCGTCTTTTCCAGTGATCTCCTTCCTGTCAGTCTCTTTCCACCCACAGCGACTCTTCATGTAAAAAATGGTCGCTGCCGGATTTCCCTCTCGGATGAGAGCCATCAACTTGCCACCCACAAAGGCGTTAGCTTTTGCTCTACCCGTTTTTATCGCAAGCTCAAAAAGCTCGTTATCTTTTTTTCGCCTTTTTAAAGTCGCATAGCCTATGCCTAACGCTAATGCGATTTCTTCTTCGTTATCGCATATCTGCGCATATTCTTCGACTTTCTTTAAATCGATTTCAATTTTTTTTCTTGGCATAAATCGTCGAACTCCTTGCCGGAAACGAAGTCAACGGCTTTTTGTCCCGTATATTCCTGCCAACGTTTAACGATTAAATCTACATACGCAGGTTCGTATTCAACAATCGTACAAATACGATTCGTTTTCTCGCACGCGATAAGCGTCGAACCTGAGCCGCCAAAAATATCTAATATTGTTTGATTCGGTTGAGAGTATTTTTCGAGAATCTCAGCTAATAAGCCGACTGGTTTTTGAGTCGGATGGATACGCTCCTTGCCTTCTTCGGCGCGTATTCCTTGACGAGCTAAGCCATTCCACATCCACTCAAACTTACGAACCGCAGTTTTAAAACTTGTCCAAGCCAATTCACAATCGGCGAAATTACCTGTATTTTGTTTGTCCCATACGAGCCAACAAGGTGAAGAAGGCAATACCTCAGAGAAATAGTTACCGCCAAAAATAATTTGATTTTTGGTAATCCCTTTCGCTAATTCAATCGCCTTTAACGCGGTTTCCGTTGTTTCATCGTTTTTAACTGGTAAATACTTTCTAGTCTTAACGACGTTTCCGCCGCCGACATTCCCGCTTGAGGAAACAATGCTTATCCCATACGGAGGGTCAGTAAGAAGTAAGTCAAACTCTTTTGTATCGATAGTGACGTTATCTTTGATCGTTGAATCGCCGCAGATAACTAAATGGCGTCCACAACGCCAAGCTGCGCCAGCGTAGGAAATCGGCTCAATCGTCAGAGCTTCGCTCACTTTATCCTCGTCGATTTCGTCATCGTCCGAATCCTCCGTAAGAACTAAAAAAGGGGGGGTATAATATTTTGAAGTTCTTCGGCAGAAAAACCGACAGTTTCGAGGTCAATTCCTTGAAGCTGTAGATCGTCCAGCTCAATTTTTAATAATTCCTCGTCCCAGCCGGAATTTAACGCTATTTTGTTATCAGCAAGGATGTACGCTTTTTTCTGTGCTTCGCTTAATCCTGAAAGCTCGATAGTCGGTACAGTCTCTAAGCCTAATTTCTTAGCGGCTAACAGTCTGCCGTGACCTGCGATTACGCCATTTTCGCCGTCGGTCAATATCGGGTTATTAAATCCGAACTCTTTAATCGAGCTGGCTATTTGCGTAACTTGATCGTCGGAATGAGTACGAGCGTTATTAACGTACGGGATTAAATCCTCTACACGTTTATACGTAACTGTTAGCTGTCTTTGTTTCATGCGCTAAAAAAAAGAAATCCAGCGGAGTGAGCATCGTCCCGTTGGGAATCTAGGCTTGCTGGATGTTGTAAATGGCTCGGTGCTTGAGCCCACCGAGAGGCTGGCGGTTTGTCGATAATCATTGAGGTCAATGAAACCGCTGAGAATGTTGGCCGTCCGCCTGTTCTTTAATAATTCGATTATGGAGTACGGGAGGACAATCGAAGATTGAGCGAACGGCCGAAAAACAAAAAGCCCCGAAATCGGAGCTCTCATATTCGCCTGGCTTAACGCTCTGTGTCTCGTTCTCTTCGGACACACCGGTTCCTCCGCAAGGAACCTTCTCTGATTAAGCCAAAAAATCGGGCGGCTGATACACAGCTTGAAATTGTCTTGTAATCACTATACACCAAACAGCTCTGTAATCAATCTCGCCCCGTTTTTAATCCATTTTGATCAAGGCCGGCAATGCAATTTTTGCCAGCTCAATAACGTTTTCAATCGTCAACGGAACGCCTTTTTCTTTCGCGTATTTCTTTAGTTTCCCTATGAAATTATCGGTCCGAAGAGATTCAAGGAGAGAGTACCCTTCAAACGTCAAACTCGGTTCTCCCGTGTACGCAAAGCTAAAGAAGCCATCCGCGCTCTCTTTAATTTCGATGTTTTCAACATAGTTGGCGGAGCTTAAAAGCTTGATATGTCTCAGGACGATCACTTGAGCCGGATTTTGCCTCGACTCTAAGCGTTCTGAAAGCAACTGACCCTCTTTCCACTGGGAAATACTATCCGCATCCTCTAAAAATTCTTTAATCGTCTCAGCCTCAACGTGGGCGAGGATCGTTCTTATCAAGTTCCAATCAAGACGCATTTTTTCCTCTTTTATTTCCGATTTGTTCGAAGTACCGCAGTTTCAACGCAAAGAATAACAAAGCGTCGGTTGTCCAAGCGTCTAACTCCTTAGGCCTTATCCGCCAAATTTTTCTTCTGGCCCTGTCGAGAGAATGCACTGATGCGAAGGTGTACAACAGCACAATGAACTTCGCCGTCCTTACATTGAGGCCATGGGTTCCAATGGATAACACCTCCGTTTCGGGTGTTGCCATGTTTTGCCACGTGAAGTTAAGCAAATCGGCATCCTTCATGTCGACTTCGCGGGCCTTCATGCCGCTGTTGCCATCATCCTCTGTGTAGTCCTCTGAAAAATCAGTCTTGTTTCTTGTCAATGCGAGCGCTCTCTCTACCGCGTAGGCAATTGAGACATTTTTGACAACACGGTCACGGTATGCACGGCGCCAGTTGTCCAAACGAGGTCTGAGATCATCAATGAGTTTTTGTTCTGTTTCTGTCATCCAAGAGTCCTCAAGTAACTAAACGTGCAGTAGAGATAAATAATTCCGATGGCCGATAACCCAAAGAAATCCAACTTTTTCCTGAGCTTGTCGCGGTGCTCCAAAAAATCCGCAATCTTCTTAGCGACCCAAAGAAGGGCGAAGATTGCCATCACAGAATTGAGCCACCAGAAAACAAATGCTTCAACGTTAAAATGCCTGAACATTCCAACCCCCTCCCTCTTTCTTCGGTTTCGGCGTAACGACAAACAGCGGAATCGGGCACTCATCGGCACAGACTTTGCATTTCACCTTTGCATCTTCTTGGAAGATCCTCAAAGAACCCTTAACCTCATGCAGTTCTAGCGTTTTATCCGGACGCATGACCAAAAAATCAGGCGTGTATGAGCATCGGTTTGAGGCAATCTTCCACGTGAAGCGCTCGAACCAATATTTGAGGATTAACCCGGCGTTTTTCTGTTGTTCCAAGTAGTCCCGATAAGCGGCCTCGGTTCGGTTCATTTCTCCTACTTTTAACCTGCCTTTTGCTTGTAAAAACCTTTTCATTTATCCCTCCTGATGGATTTGTGTTGTTTAGTTGAATTGTTTGATGCCGTTTCCAGAACATTAGAGTTCCGTTGAGCGATGATCTGAGCGTGCGAAGGCCAACGTTCAAACTGCGAGAAGAAGTCTCTCCTGCGTTGAATTTGCTCGTCTCCTGCCTGCTCGAACACGGAGCATCGAGCAAACGAGACCGGATAGCACTCGATACCGGCGCCTTTCTTCGGATGGTGGCAGTAGATGTACATGTCCCCAAAGGACTGTTTGGGAGGCAAATGCTTCTTCCCGTCAGTTCCTATCCAAAAGGCCTGAGCATGAATGCAGTAGAGGCAGCAGCCACTCATTTACGCCACCTGATTGAGCCGATAACGGCTCCGATAAAGATTCCGACAACCCAGGCCATGCAGTAATCTATGTTCGACCCACTCCATGTAAACCAGAAAATATCTGCTAAGTAGAGGATCCCGCCGATGCAACTGAGCGATAGAACGAAGCTTCTAGAATCAAAGCTCATACTTCCATTCCTCCCGGTTCGACTGTTCACCGGTTAAATCAGAATTGCGCTTCAACAAGCCCCAGGCCTTAAGAGTCGCCTTCCTGACTTCATCCGGGTCAGCAGATTCATTAACCCAATTGAACCACTCAGATATGGATTCCCCGTATAGGTCCTCGTATCCCTCAGCAGTCAAACGTAGAACTTCCTCTTCCTTGATTCTGTAAATTCGCATTCTTTTTCTCCCCTCGTAGTTCAAACGCCGCTCTCACCAGCAACCCAAACAGCACCAAATTGACGAAGACCACCGGCGCCAAAATGATCATCAGCAACTGCCATGCACTCTCTGACATAAAACCTCCTAAAAGTAAGGTTCAGGTGCCGGCTCTGACTGTGTTAGATCCAGCCACGGCCTCACCGGAACACGCGTCCAAGACGTGCAGAAATTCAGACTGGCGTTGTCTCTCCAAAGCTTGATGAACCCTTCCCAAGAACCGTTTCTCTGCTTGCACAGGTTCAAAACAAAATCAGGCTTGGTGTCATCGACATCTTTGCCCTCTGCCTTCTTTTGCACCTTGGAGAAATCACGAGCTAAGACAAAAACATTGAAGGCAATGTTTGTGATGTTGGAGCTCCCCTTGATTGAGTCTTTTGAAGCTGAATCAAAGACGGAGTAAGTTTTTGAACTGGCATCACCACGCTTGCGGCAATGGGCCACAACGACAATGTGGACATTGTTGGTCCGAGCAAACTCAACCAGTTTGGTCATCACATAATCGGTTTCCTTCTTGTCCATGTCGTCTCTGACACACATCATCAGAGAGTCAACAAAGAGGATGTCTGACTTGTAGTCACGGACGGCTGAGTCAAGGAGGCGCAATAGTTCGTCCGGAGAAACCTTTCTCTGCAGGTCACAGATACGCATTCTTGAGGCGAATTGTTTGAAGAAAAGATCAACGTCAGGTTCTTCAATCATCCTTTTGTCTGTGCTGCACACTGTCTGCATGAGCATTCTTTCGATCGTCCGCACTGGAGCCATTTCAAACGAAGCAATGTACAGAGAAGCTCCGCAGGAAATCAGGTGCAGTCCGATCTGTCCCAGCAATAAGGATTTGCCTGAACCGTTTTCACCGGCCAATACCGTCAGTTCTCCTGGTCGGAATTCAAAATCTATCGGACGCCCGACACAGCCTTCATTCGTTTGAGTAAAGGGAAGCGTGAACTTAGATACATGAGTCTTCTTCGCTTCCAGATAGTTCTGAAAGTCATTCTTAAACTCAAGAACGTCCTTGTTGATGAAAAACTCAGGAGGTTTGTAAGCCCTACTCTCGTATTCCGACAAAGAAGTTTCTATCTCGGCTCCGCCCGTCGGATCGCCCCAGTAGTCATCAAGCTCAGGCGAAACGCTTGTATTTTTTGGATTCATAGTCAAATTTCCATGCAATCAGTTGTTTGTTTTTGAACATCACCGAAACGATGACGGCGGCGGGTAGAGCTTTTGGGATTTCAAGCATCCATCGACGGACGGTCTCTCTGAGTTCAGGCGTATCTTCAACATCGATAAAGTCGATCAGAACGGTCTTCCCCTTTAGGAATTCGGCCTTGATGTGGTTTGGTTCGTCGCAGAACGAAAACAACACCGTAGGAACCTGAGGCCGTCTTCTTGGCAACACCTCGATTTCATCTTCGTAGATCGCATCAGCCTGATAGAGAGCCAGCTCACTGTCAGTCAGGCGAGGGAAAAAGACCAACTGGGTAGTCGTAAATGCGTCCGGATGCTCGTAAAACGTTCTACCCTGATCGTCTCGAACAACGGCAGCAGCGGCAAACATCATCTCTGCTCCTTATTGTTGGGAAGGTCCTTGATGTCGTAGGCTCTCATGCCTGCATGGAGCTTCTCTACGAACTTGTTTTTGGCACCGGTTGAATACGTGACGGGAGGAAGTTCTTTGTTGTATTCAGAAGCAGAGACCCAATGAGCATTGGGATCTTTCCAATCATCTTTAACCCAATCGGCCTTAAAACCCGTCCAGTTGCGGACCATCATTTCGTTGATGACCTCTTCCAACGTCCAGCCAGCTTTTTTCGCTTCCTTACGAAGAAGCGAAATAACTCTTTCTGTTACCGGCGCCTTCTTTTGCTTTCGATAAGCCCAAAAGTCCTGCCAAAACTCGTCAGTCAATTCCTCAGGTTTCTGGAGGCGTTGTGTCTTGACTTCCTTTTTTGGCTTCGGTTCAACTATTTCCTTTTTGGAAACACTTGCCTCCTGCTCTTCAAGCGGAAGTTCTTCCTCAATGGCTTCAGTTTTTAGAGAAACTGGTTTTTCACACTCACGCCCCGCGAAATTTTCTGCAACTGCCGACTGTTTTTCGCTCTTTTCGGTGTGTGTATATATTTCCTGTTCCTGTTCCTGTTCCTGGATGCGGGATGGTTGCTCGTTGACACGTAAGATGGCATCCTTGATGGCATCCATTAGGTCATTGGGGATGGCGTTTCTCATGCCAGTAGACAAGCTGTCCACAAAGGCTTTCAGGCTTGCAACGTGCCTATCCAACAGATCACATTCGGGCATTAAATCGATCAATTCACGCCAAGATTTGAATGCGTTCGGGGATGACGGTGCGTTGTACTTTAGGAAGTTGTTTATGACCATGAGCCCTGCCTTCTCGTCAGCATCAATCATGCCGTTTAAGGTGACTTCTTGGATGGCATGTGACATGGCATCTCGTTGCCATCCCAGCTCATCGGCAAGATTTGAGACTCGTGTCCGAATCGTTCCTATTTGCGTGGTGTCCGGATGCGTCAACAGCAGGATGAATACCAGCTTTGCGTTGTCTGACAGTTCTCGAAACTTCCTGTCATTCCACATTCGGACATCGATTTTTCTATAGCGAGCCATAGTATTGACCCTTTTTATTTCAACACTTTCCAAATTGGCAAAGCAGGGAAACGCAACCTGAAATAAGGCAAGTAACTTTTGGGTATTCCGTGTTTCTTCCAATATGTAATCGAGGCTGGATTAAGTCCTAGTTCCTTTGCCAGAGCTCTTTGTTGTCCCCTATCTCTCCAAAAGAAACCCTTGTATTGAGATACGACCTCTTTGAATAAGCGTTTTTTTAAATCGTCGTCCATATCATTAAATATTAAAACAATTTTATTTAAACATTTTAAATTATAAACGAAACGTTTAAATATTTGTATGTTTAAAAATTTAACGTTTATGTTAAAATTACCTAAAATCTGACCTAAAGGAGTTTTCCTATGAAGACATACAAAGACAGAATCTCAGAACTTCTTGCCAAAAACGGAATGTCTAATGCAGAACTGGCTCGACAGATTCAAGTGTCCGCTCCGACAATTACTTACTGGCTCGGTCCGAGAAATAAAGGACTTAAATACGAAGACGCCGTAAAAATTTCAAATGTGTTTGGAGTTAGTCCAGATTGGCTAATTTACGGGGAAGAAAAAGAAAGTTTCGAACCTGAAAAACCTGATGACGACCAAACCATTTATCTTCAAAAGGTCAATTTATTCGCATCCTGCGGAGCTCTGTCCGCATACGAAGATCGTCAAAATGACTCTGATGTTATTGAAGGACTAAGGGTTGGCGTTCAATGGTTTAAAAATAATTTTCCTCAGTACCAGCCTCTAAACGTTCAGATAGTCACGGCTTCGGGAGATTCAATGGAGCCTCTGATAAAGGACGGTGATTTAGTTTTTGTGGATGTAAGCAAAAACGAATGCGACCGGGACGGAGTTTACTTTCTTTTTCTAGACGGGCAATACTTTATTAAACGAGTACAAAGAAGCTTTGGAAAGAGATTGATCTTAATTTCTGACAACAACAAATATAGGGACATCGAGATCAATGCAGACAGTCAAGTTGAATTTCACACTATAGGAAGAGTCATTAAAACGTTTAAATCAACCGATATCTAACTGAAGGAGAATGACCATGGAGTTAATAGATAAGTTTAAGGCACTGGGTTTAAAGTCTAAAAAGATGGCAGACAACCTAACTAATGAAGAAATTACAAAGACAGCACTCATCATGCCCTTTATTCAGCTTTTGGGTTATGACATTTTTGATCCGCAAGAAGTAGTGCCAGAATTTCAAGCGCAAGCGGGAGTAAAGAAAGACCAGCGCGTTGACTATGCTCTTTGTAAGGATGGAAACCCGATTGTTTTGATTGAAGCAAAAGCCTATGGCGCTTCTCTCGATAAGGACCAACTTGACCAACTTAAAAGGTACTTTCCGTTTGTAAAAACAGCTCGTGTAGGCATTTTGACGGATGGCAACCGGTATCGCTTTTTCACCGATTTAGAGGTTGACAATGTTATGGACGACTCTCCTTACTTTGAGGTGAGTTTAGATAACATTAACGACGATGACTTAGATAAAATCCTTCTTCTGGCTAAGGATAAGTACAACGACGAATCGACAATTAAAATAGCCGAGCAATTGAAATTCACGAAACAATTTAAGCTCATTCTATCCAAGCAGTACGAACAACCAGAGGAAGATTTTGTACGATTCTTTGCCAAAAAAGTTTGGAATGGCCAAATTAATCAAAATGTTAAAGACAAATTAACACCGCTCTTAAAAGAATCATTTAGACAGTGGACAGAGGAAAAAATTAACGCGAGACTACGTAAGGCCATTGAGGGAGAAGAAAAACAACAACAGGAAGAAGTTGCAGAAGCTGCACCGGAGCCTGCCAATAACAACCCCGAAGCAAATGACTCAGACAAGCTTGGACTTAATATCATTAAGGCGATCCTTGCAGATGTCTGCGACGTCTCCAGAATATACCTAAGGCCATCAAAAACTTACTGTGCTGTTCTTTTGGACGATAACAATAGAAAAACCTTGGTTCGGTTCTACTTCCAAAATCCAGAAAAATTAAAGATCGACTTATATGGCTTCATGAGAGTTGAACCACCTTTCCAAATTTCTACAGTTGAGGACATTTATAACTACAAAGAAAAAATAATTGAAATATTCCAGCGTATAGAAGCCGGAGATACAGGTCTTAACCAGCAGTCCGAGAACAAACAATAACGTAATCAAGTAGCTCATTCAAAGCCGCCTACAGGCGGCCTATTTTTATATCTTCTTAAGAAGTTAATAAATTGCCAACAGGATTACTTATTAGATAAAACCCCATTATCAAAACTGGTAACGATAAAACTTATTCCTTTTTAACCAGTCTTAAAATAAGTGGCTGACAAAACATCGACTTTCAAAAAATTATGGAAGAAAAGAATATCGTCCTTTACGGAAATATTGATGACGGTCCCGTTGTGGCTGTAGTAGTTGAAAATGAAACACTATGGCTCTCTCAAAGACAAATGGCTGAGCTATTTAACGTCTCTCTCACAACAATTAATGAACATCTTAAAAACGTATTTGAATCTGGCGAATTAGAGCAAAATTCAACTATTCGGAATTTCCGAATAGTTGCTACAAATCGCAAATCGTATAACGTAATGCATTACAACTTAGATGCGATTATCGCCGTAGGCTATAGGGTCAACAGTATTCAAGCGACCCATTTCCGTCAGTGGGCAACGAAAGTTCTCAAGGAATACATTATCAAAGGATTTGCCTTGGATGATGATCGCCTAAAGCAAGCTAAGACTGTTCTTGGAAAAGACTACTTTCAAGAATTATTGGAACGAGTTCGCTCCATCCGAGCAAGCGAACAGCGGATCTGGCTTCAAGTTACTGAAATATTCAAGGAATGCAGCATCGACTACGACAGTCATTCATTGGAAGCAAGACGCTTCTTTGCAACTGTTCAGAACCGTTTTCACTTTGCCATCAACAATCAAACTGCCGCCGAGATTATTCATGCCAGAGCAGACCACACGAAGCCTCACATGGGTTTGAAAACGTGGTCTAACAGCCCGGAGGGGCGTGTCAATAAATCAGATACGACAATTGCAAAAAACTATTTGGACGAAAAGGAGCTCAAGTCATTAGAGCGTTCCGTCAACAGTTATTTTGATTACATTGAAGGACAGATTGAACGCAAGAAGAAATTTAGTATGCTCGAGCTGCGCCAGTCTGTAGATAAGTTCCTGGCATTCAATGACCTTCCTGTATTGGAGGGAAATGGACAGGTTTCTAAAAAGCAAGCTGAAGAAAAAGCTCACAAAGAATACGAAATTTTCAATAAGACTCAGCCGATAGGCAGAGACTTTAAGAAATTCCTAAACGAAGTTAAAAAATTAAAGAAATAATCTACCCATGACTTAAAAGCCGCCCCCAGGCGGTTTTTTATTGCCGCGAGAGCGGCTTTTTTTGTTGGTCGAACATTAAGATCTTTAATCGTCAGATCAAAAATACTTAAACACTTTTCTAAGTAATTTCCCGTATATTTCTAATTTAAATCTTTTAACGCTTGCATAAACTATTTAAATATTTTAATATCTATATATCAGATTTTAAACGTAATGTTTAAATCTTGAGATGGAGAAATACCGACCATTAGATAGATAGTTTGACAATTTCAGAATCCGGGCCATGGAGTACTAAACCCGGACGCAGCAGACAGACGCAGAGTCTGTGAGCGAAAAAATTCGAAACGGCCGATGCAGGCGGTGCTGGTCACGCGAAGACAGACAATCGAACACCAGCAGTCAGTGAAGTGAATGAGTAAGGCAAACGGTAGCCACGAAACACTTTTCAGCTAGAGACCTCTGACAAATAAAGGCATTTGAGATGCACGCAGTATCAAGAACAGCAAACCTGCGTTGAGGTCCCGAGAAGCTAACCAGATGAGGAAATCAAAACCAAGAACAGAAACTCGGGCGTCCCAGTCTCGTGAACTGGGTGAGCTAAGCGCTCTCGCAAGAGAACTGTAGAGCGCAAACATAAGCGCCTTCCTTCCCTCAGGAAATATAGAAGACCTCCTGTTTTAACCGTTATTAAAGGAGGGCGCTTCTGTTTTTAAGGAGAGAACCATGGCAAAACCTAAAAATCTGACCAAGGAACAAAAAGCTGAATTACTCGAACAAAAGAGAGCTGCCAAAGCGTATTGCGACAAGCTGGCCGAGCGAAATGAGTTCGACTATGGAAACTGCTGGGACTACGCCTGCATGTTTGGGCGCGGTTGGGAAGTCGATGAAATCTACAACTACCTGCGCCGGTACTGTTGAAAAATCAAAAGCGCCGGCCTGCCGCTAGGACAGTTTCCGGCGCCCGCCACTGGGACGCATTTCTCAGTGTTCTCACACTGCATTCCGTCTGGGGAAGATCACTAGGGTCAACCTGATCCAGTCCGTCTAAGCCGATTATAGAGATCAATTACTAGGAGATAACATGTTAGCCACGTATGAACGTAAAAAAGTAACTGAGTACACGTCGTTTAACTATGAATTTAAAGTGTTTTACAAAGACGAATACGTTTGTGATCTACTAAAAATAGGGTGTCACGAATGGGCGTTTTCGGCATTTCAGAGTTGCGACAAACTCGAAGGCCTTCAAATGTTTCTTTACAACAAGACTAGCTGGGAAACCTTTAAGAAAAAAGAAGAAGCAATCCAGCATTTAGAAAACGTACTCGCCGCGTACGAAGCTGGCGATCGTCCCGCTTAATCAACCCTCGAGCTATTAGGAATTTTCTAATAGCTCATTCAAAAGCCCCTTCCCTGTCAATTTTCTTGTGTCTGTTCAGTGAACGGCAGCGGAAGAGGTTTCTGAATGAATTGAACATCAAAGGAGACGTAAATGGAAAGACTTGTAATTGAAAAACGGGATTACTCAGACGTTGAGGACGCTCTGAAATGTTCCGGGAAAGCTGAACAGATAGCCGAACTGATTAACGATTTTGAGTATGAGCTCAAAAATTGCCAGCTTGCGGACGAGCCTCTTCAAAAGAAGCTTGACGAAATAAATAGCTTTTTCAGCGAGGAGTCCGAACGTCTCATGAACCTGGCTGAAGGTAAATTCAGATAACGAACTGGGGCAGGAGAAAGCAATGACCGATAAAGAACAAGATGTGCGGTGCCTCCTTTGTTGTGGGAGCCTCACTCTTCCGCTGAGTAAAGAAGGAATGAAAGGGCTGCTGACAGTTTTTATTGATTGCAAGCTGACCAACATTGAATTTACTCAAAAGAACAACAATATGACAGCCATAGATAGAGCCAAAAGAATCCATGAGCTGTCATCACAAGCATTAGAAGCCAACCAGTTGCTTGAGCAATTACTTCATCATGAACAAAAGGCCACAGGCTCAGCTGGCTTCAGTCCCGATTACTACGACGAGCACGAATAATCTGAACAGCCCGTTTCGACGGGCTTTTTGTTGCCCTCAACTATTAAGAAAAACTTGATAGTTCAGACCATCTTCATAAGCTCCCCAGGCTTTTACCAATAACTGTTAGTTCCAGTTTTTTGCGCTGAGGGGAGCTTTTGAATGTGGTCTTTTTTAATAGGAAACGTCAAATGATAAAGATTGAAGATGACGACTTGAGGGAAATCCTGGCTCTGTCAGATGCTAAAAGAATATCTTACGGCATTGAGGAACAAATCAGAGAGATGATTTCCCTCTTAAATATTGCTCAAAAATACATGAACAACAGAGCAGATGTTGAACAACTCAGAGCAACCATTTTTTTTCTTCGATCTAAGCGAAACGAGATTGACAGAGTGATCAGGAAAATAATCAGTCTCAACTCTTAATTCAGATTGTGGTCTTTTTCACATAGATAAATATTTAGAGCCCCTCCGCGGGGCTTTTTTCATGGAGAAAACATCATGAGAGGCATGAATGGAGTCCAGTTAGCAGTATTCACAGCAGGTTGGGTTTTGTTGTTGACGGTCATCGGACGAGTCCTGAAAGCCAAAACGGAAGACGGAGAAAGCGTCCTTCTGGTCGCCTTTGCCTGCGCCCTATTCTTCGCCGTTCTCCTTCTTTTGATGTTCATTCCGGAACTCATGGCGAATCCATGAAGAAAGACAGATTTTTTAGTTCTTTTTGTTAACACCAACACACGCAAGGAAAAATCATGACAAAAGACAAACAACAATGGCTCGAGGGCCGGCGACGGGGTATCGGCGGTTCTGACGTGGCAGCAGTGCTTCAGCTGAGCCCATGGAGAACACCTTTGGATGTTTGGAACGACAAGCTCGGACTTTCTCCGGAGCACGAGATGACCTCTTCTCTTTACTGGGGAACAACGTTAGAACAAGTTGTAGCAAAAGAATTCGCGATCAGGACTGGCTTCAAACTGCAAAACGTCAATCACCAGTTTGTTGATCCGGAAAATGAGTGGGCAATCGCCAACATCGACAGAGCGATCATCAATCCGGACATAGCTAAGCGAGTTCGTCCGCTTGAGATGACCGAAAAAGAAATTGCCAAATACGGGAATCGTCCCATCACGACAGACATTGCGTTTGAGGCCAAAACAGCCCATGCCTTCACAGCTGATCTTTGGGGCCCTTCGCAGGAACTTGAGATCAAACAAAACAATCTGAGAACAGAGCACGAAATCCCGCTTTACTACGAGACGCAAATTCAATGGTATTGCGGCATCCTTCGGCTTCGCGGTATGTACCTGGCAGTTTTAATAGGCGGGTCAGATTACAGGATGTACTGGATCGATGCTCGCCCAGATGTATTCCAGGTGATCAAAGAAAAATGCTCTGCATTCTGGAACAACTATGTTCTAACTAAAACGCATCCGGAACCAATAAATATCGAAGATGTTCTGAAGCTCTATGGGAAATCAAATGGTAAAGCTATCGAAGCTCAAGGTGATCTGGCTATTAACTACGGCGAATATGCTCGTCTTAATGGCGAAATTAAAGAGCTCAAGAAGCAGCAAGACGCGGTTAAAGCCAAGATCGCCATCGACATGAAAGACAACGAAATTCTGACTTTGGACGGCAAGAAGGTTTTGACGTACAAGACCCAGACATCCAAGCGCTTCGACTCAGACTCTTTCAAGCAGGAACACCTAAATGATTACTTTGACTATCTGAAAGAAAGCACAACTCGTGTCATGCGAGTGTGCGCGTAATAAAGGCGAAAACATGAAGAAGAAATTGAAAAAACGAATTAAGAAAGCCCTCCTAAAAGGAACTGCTAGCGGGGCCATTAAAGACCCCGAGAGTTATTTAGAAAGCTTGATTCGAGCCTTTAAGACTCTTCAGTCTTGTAAGTAGTCAAAGAGTCATACAACAACTCTTTCAAGTAAGCAGCCTGCGTTTGCGCTAAGTCTTTTATCCGTTCCGCAGACGAAGGCGCAGGATTGTTTACGTTGTACTTACTCCCCATGGTAGGAAGAGTTATTCCATTGGACTTAGTCAGTTCCAGGATGATCTTTGAAGCATCTTCATAAGAAAACTTTTGCATTGTTACCTCTTGGTAAAAGTTAATAAAAGTCATACGTTGCAGGCATGACCTTTAGATACTTGCACCAGGAGGCAACTTTTTCAAGAGATGAATAAACAGTAACGCCCCTTTATTGGGGCTTTTTTATATTCAAGGAAAAATTATGAGTACATCCGACCAACTCGCCGCAGCAGTCGGCGCACCTTCTGCACCAGTCGCAAAACCAAAGACGAAAGCTCCTGCTATCGTGCAGCAGGTTCTTTCTGACCAGTTCAAAAAACAACTAGCTCTCGCGGTGCCAAAGCATTTAAGTCCGGACCGCATGGCAAGAATTGCCGCGACCGAACTGCGTAAAACTCCAGCCCTTCTCAACACCACACCAGCCTCGTTCCTCGGAGCGGTCATGCAGTCAGCTCAGCTTGGACTTGAACCTGGGTCTGCCCTTGGGCAAGCATACCTTGTCCCCTACGGTAACCAGTGCCAGCTAATCTTGGGCTACCGCGGAATGATTGACTTGGCAAGAAGATCCGGACAAGTTTTGTCTTTATCTGCGTTCGCTGTCCACGAAGGCGACGATTTCAATTACCAACTCGGCCTCCATCCGGACATCCACCACGTTCCAAGTGTTGAAGCCGACCGCATCAAAAAGCCGATTACGTTTGTCTACGCGGTCGCAAATCTGCGCGGTGGCGGATACCAGTTCGAAGTGATGTCTCGTGCTGAGGTTGAAGCTGTCAAAGTGAAGGCCAAGTCAAAGAACATCTGGAACACGTATTTTGAACAGATGGCCCTGAAAACTGTCATCAGACGCCTCTTCAAATACTTGCCAGTTTCAATTGAAGCCTTGCAGGTGGCTAATGTTGACGCGAAACGAGAAGCCGGGGAAAAGATCGACCCGAATGACGTGATCGACATCAATGCCGTTTCTGTTGACGACTTCAAGGACATTCAGGACGCTGAAGTCATAGAGCAAGAACCTCAGCAGCAGACCGAAGAGCAAAAGTAAACCAAATTAAGGATGGCCCCGACAAGGGGCCCAAAACAATATGCAAACAGTTAGTTTTGAAAAATCATGTCCGGCACGCCCGACGCTATACCGAGTTTTTTATTGTGGCATCTTATGCGGATTTATGTTTAAGAAGCGCAAAAGCTGGAAATGCATTTCCTTTGCAAATTGGGCTCCTCCAATCAGAGAGTTCAAAACCTTAAAAGAAGCAAAGCACTACGTGCGTGCTTGGTACGACAGAAACGGTCTATTTTCATTCGCACTGAGATGAAGCAATTCGAATACAACAAAGATGACCTCGATCTCATGTACTCGGCGTTCAGCGTCGATTTTGGAGAAGATCATCCGCTCAGCCCTACCGATTTCATCCGGGCAAACGGAATCCTGAGAATCATCGAAAAAGGAATTGAGTCGGAGGACTACTTCAGTGATGAACGGCGGGAATTCGTCTATCAGATCACAGAAGAACTGCACAAGCACATTCTCCGGTTTTTCGAACGTATTCACCCGGGTAACGAACTTCGAGAAGCGATAGAGAAAGATGTATTTTTCAATGAAAATCTTGTTTCCGGCGGTGTTTGGAATACGGAAATCTCTTACCGCAACGGTTATGAGCACCGACTAGACGTGCTGGGAATTGGCTACGGTATGGAGCTTTGCGGCATTGAAATTAAATCCTGCTGGGATGATTTCCGGACAGATAAAAAATGGCCGTCCTATATGGACTTTTTAAACAGGATGTACATTCTTGCGGACGAACCTACAGCCGTGAAGATCGCTGCCTACCTGAAAGACCACAATCAGTGTGTCAAAGACGGACTTTGTAGGTGGTGTGATTTCATTCTGCATTGTCGTCCACAATCAAGAAGGTCAACACCTGCTCCAGCCAATCCTATTTGTGCTGGTGTCATAGCAGCTATGGATGACGGAACCACAAAGATCATCAAAAAAGCCATGCGACTTTCGGCCGACGGAAAAACAACAGAACTAGTAAATGCAATTGCTCGGGGCCTTACCTATCCGGGCCAGTTCTGTTATGTCGATTACAGCCCAGACAGATCCTACCGGTACGGAGAACAAATATGGCAATGAAATGGAGACCAAATGACCTCAGGGTTGCAAACATTCTCAGAAGAAACTTCAGCGAAAAAGAGATTGACGAGAATTTCCATGCAGACATTGATCGGCGTGAGTTTCCTGAGATTATCGGTTTTTATAGAGAGGTAAATCCACTCTTATCGATGACCTTCGTAGTCAACTCTTCCGCCTTTTCTCTCTGCGAGGATTACCAGCAAGATGCTTGGAATCCTTACCCGGAGATCCTTCCTCCGGAGGTAGGTGAATACCTCATCACGGTAAAAATCGGTGAGCGATCAGAGGTCCGTATTGGACGCTGGGGAATCGTTGGCTGTGATGGCGAATGGGTTGGAGAAATTCAGACCCAAATACAAGGATTCAAGGAACTGCCAGAACCATATAAAAAAGGGGGACTAAATGGAAATCACACTGACACACTCCGGGCCGATCCCATTTGATGATTATCCGGACGGAAGCCTTTTTATCTGCAGGATGTGCATTGAGAAAACACATTACAACGGAAGGATTTTTCTACTCCGGCACTACAAAAGCGGAGACTACGCAACATTGACGATGCCCGGATGCGATTTCGGATATTTCTACAAAGGCGAGTATGCCAAGAGAGATTTACAGGAATTGACCTACGACGCCTGGGAGCCAGTGACGTTCAAAGTTGAAAAATAACGAGCCCTCTTCGGAGGGCCTTTTTATTGGGTGACAACATGAAAGATCGATCGGTGTCTGATCTTAGGTACACAATAACCTGGAGGAATCCATATAAGCCGAGACCTGCAGGCCTTCCGAAGATTTTATGCAGCAGTCCCTTCGAGGAAGACTTAACACTTCCTTGGATTATGGCCTCCAACTGGGGACTCAGCGCGTGGGCCATAGGTATCTACTTCGAACATCCCAAACCAAAAAGAAAGATGGACGAAGAGAAACGAGCGGCAATGAGAAAAAAGAGGATGCACACGCGTATTGAAAAGACTGCTCCACTGTTTGCTGATGAATTTGAGAAGAAAGAACTACAACAACGGCCCGAATATTTCGCCGGGAAATCTCAGGTTGATGAAGCTGAACTCAACAAGAGAATGGATGAATTCTCTGGCCTGATGACACCAGGGGAGGCTATTAAATACATGCTGAAACTTGGCGAACCTACCGAGCTTTCTGACGAGGATAAAAAACTCGTCGAAGAGGTCAAGCGTTTCCGTGCAAATGAAATGAAGTTTTCTTCGGAAGAATTCTGGCTCAGGTGCCAAAAGAGAGCTGCTGAGAAAGCAGAGAGGGAACGAAAAGCGCTTGAGGCTTTAATGGACATCCGGAACGAACCTCTTTTTGCGGGACTTTGAAATGGAATGACCACACCGGCGCCAATTAAGCAATTTTATTTTTGCCATTAACTTACCGAAGGAAAAACTATGGATTCACTTTTATTGTCATGCATTGGCATCAGCATTCTTGCACTTGCAATCGCCAGTATGTTTAACACCTGGATGATTATCAAACTTTATGGCAGGGTTTACGGAAGGTAGAGGATATTCTAAATACTAAAAGTTAATAGTTACACCGCACTTCATGAAAATATGCCTTAGTTTTTTTACCTGAATAAGCTAAAATCCTCGCATAAGAGGAGGCTCAGATGGCAAAAGTTATTGGACTTTTTAATCATAAAGGCGGAGTCAGCAAAACGACAACAGCTTTTAATCTTGGGTGGTCCTTGGCAAATCTAAACAAAAAGGTATTGCTAGTTGACTTGGACTCACAATGCAATTTAACTGGATTAATTTTGGGTTATGCTGGACTGAGTGATGGCTTGGATTCGTTCTACAGTAGCAGAGATAATCTCACTCTAATGCCGATCGTGGACCGGATTATTGACGGGGAAACTCCTGAGGGGATATTAGACGCCGAGAAGGGAAGGCTACACCAAACACAGAACGAGAATCTATTTCTCTTACCGGGTAGCCTAAATATATCCAGTTTAGATTCTCAAATTAGCATTGCCTTAAAGATCGCTGCAGGCGTTCCTGCAACACGCAATCTTCCTGGAGCTTTACCGCAACTTGTAAAGAGTCTGGCCAGGGATCGTGGTTTTGATTATGTGATTTTAGACATGAGTCCTAATGTAGGGGGCTTAAACGAAGTTATGTTGATGTCTAGTGACTACTTCATCGTTCCTACTACACCGGACTTTTTCTGCTGGCAAGCTGTTAGCTCGCTGACTAAGTACATAGAGATATGGCACAGCGATCTGTCTGCCTTTAAAGCTGCTTCAGCAACACCTCGTGCAGTAGCTTCGTTATCTAATTGTCCTTTATTTTTAGGAACAATTCAGCAACGATACAGAATCCGTAAGAGGGAGCCTGCAAAATCCTTCGAAAAATGGATCACCGCTATTCGTGATTCGGTTGATGCTAGCTTAGTTCCGTGCTTGACAAGACTTGGTTGCGTAAAAAATCGAGCCGACGTTCAGGTCGCCTTAGACGCATTAGGCTTGAATCTCCAGGCTTACGACCTTGCACACATCTCGGATTTTAATTCGTTAATTGCCATTAGCCAAAATCTTGGACGACCAGTTTTTGCTTTGACTGATGAGGACTTAAAAAATGCAAAGCAGTTTGGCTGGGCCCTCGAAACTATGAAAGAAAGTCGAACTGCTTTTAGCGATCAATTCAAAATATTAGGGGAGTTGATAATATCTTTGACTTCTTAAGAAACTACGTTCATTAAGTCGGCCTCCTACGGGAGGTTTTTCTTTTTCCTTTACAGATCGCCATGAAAGCCGCTAAACTTTTTTCAGGAGGATGAGCCTCTCACCAGTTCAAACACCCAGTGAAAATGAAAAAACTCCTTTTGCTACTACCCATAAGCTTCTTAACTTTAACTAGTTGTACCGTCATCGATGGTCAGACAGTTTGGTTAGATGAAATAAAAACCTATCGAGTCTTTCAAGTTTTGCCGGATGGAAATGCTTTGGCCGTCGAATGTGATTCAGAATACGACAAATACTGTTATGGGGATGTAGCTCTACTTGCTAAAAGAGAAAAACCTTTTTATGACGGGATTAAAGTAACCATTCCTAAACCGACTATAGAAGGAACCTACCGCTACGAGACAAGGGACAACTTTATAAAGACAGTTCCAATAGTGCGGTAATAGTTCACACCTAAAGAACCCAATTACAGTAAGAAACCAACAAACACGGTTGCGCCCCTCAAATTGAGGGGCTTTTTTATTGGAAATACAAAATGAATGAATTAACCACTTTACCGCCACCGACATTAGAAATTATTGATGGAGTGCCCACCGTCCTGTCAACAGTCGTCGCGGATTATTTTGGATACCGACATGACAACTTGCTCCAGATTATTAGAGGCCTGATCGCTCGAAATTCAGATCTTTTATGTCTCCTATATTTTCAGGAGACAACCACAAGCCGTCCGCATCCTAAAAATCCGGATGTCTATATTGAGTCCCCAGCATTCAGGATGAATCAAACGGGCTTCAACATCCTGGCGATGAAATTGTCCGGAAAAAGAGCAGAACGATATCAAATCAGATTTGCCCAAGCCTTCGAAGCAGCAGTGAAGGCTTTACAGAACATCAATCTGTCGACGTATCAGAAGGCCCTTCGACTGGAGGCAAAGTTCGACGAACGAAAACGACAGATTAGTTTCTGCGCCTCTTCTCTCGCCAAATGGAAAGATGAAAAGAAAGTGATGCTTTTAAAAATGGACGAGTATCAAAAAGACGTACAGATGTCACTTCCTTTCGATTCAATCCTCATCGAAGTACCGCACTAAATGAACAAATCAAAACTCAGAGCATCCGTTCCCCGGGTGCTCTTTTTTTATGGATAAAGAAATGACAGAACCGATGGAATTTACAGAAGCCGTCTTCCAACAGGTGGTCGGGAAGTATCGAATTAGGGTTGAGTACAGAAACTACTGGAGCCCTCCTATGGCATGTTGGGCTCAGGCATTCAACTCCTATTTTTGCGAAGCCTCTGATGTCTACATGGATGAATGCTACGACTATCCCTGGCGTCCTCTTATTCACTCTACAGGCTACTCAGACGACGGGAAACCAATCCCCATCACAAGAGAAGCAGCCGCCAAAGCCATCACCAATGCTTACAAGGAATTGACATTAACACCGGAAGAACGACAGGCAAGGCGCGAACGATCAGAAAAGATCAAACAGGAAGTCAGAGAACGGCTTAGAAAACAAGGACTGATTAAATGAACTTACACGAAAAGCTGACATACATAGCTGAGCACTATGGACTGGATACGCAACTAATCAAACTTGGAGAGGAAGGTGCGGAGTTCGCTGCGGCCTCTCTGAAAAACATTGGTTTCGTCCTCCGGATGATGAATGGAGAAACAAGTCCGGAGTTGATAAAGAAACGCCAAGAGGCCAACGCGGAAGAGATTAAGGAGCTAGCGGACGTTCTTCTTGTCTCTCGCCAAATAGAACATCTCATCCTCTCAGAACCACCCTTTGAAAAGCAACTTACTCAACTAATGAACGAAAAAGCCGACCGCCAGTTATCAAGAATCAAGGAAGAAGCAAAATGAACATTACTAGAATCAGCTTAAAGCACACAACCGAAAACATTCAAATTCCCGACTGGGCGAAGACAATCGTCATCCACGCAGACACCACGGCACCGTACTCAGAGAAAAAACTTCAGCAAATCTACTGTCTGTTTTTCAGAACCCTCGGTATCACAGACGAATCCAGAACCAAATACACGCTTCGTTTTCACGTGAGATTCGATCGTCCTGACTCTGATTACTACGTTGAGTTTGCTGACATGATCCTCAACGACCGCGTGAGGTTCTGACAATGCCCAGGAACAAGAAACCTCGGAAAAAATTCACGTGTCGAAGGATTGAGATTCCGCGCATTTCTGAAGAAAGAATCGACGTGATTATCGACACGATGACAAACGTCGGCTTTTCTGTCGAACTTAAATTGCCCTATGGCACGTTCGATCGAGATGATATGAGAGCTCTGACCGATTTCAGCAACCTGACAGGCGTGACATTTAGTGAACTGGGGGAAAATCGTTTGAGTGAGGAAGATCTGATTTCTTCCAATGAGCTGCAGTGTGCTCTCTCAGATAGCCTGACATCGTTATATCTCCGGACATACAAGAACAAAGCTAAGTTCTACGTCCCGACCGGAGAGGAGCTCAAAACGATTCAGGAGGCTGTCACGTTCTTCCTTCCGGTAATGGAAGAAATTGTTAAAGACAGCCCAAAACTAATCATCAAATTCTGGAACAAAACAAAGAATCTAATGACGCGCCCGGATGGTGCGTATAACGGAGTAAAGGTATCTAGCT